TCTTTATAGTCAGTATCTAAGTATTGAGTTATAGTCTTTACTTCTGGTCGCATTTAAAATATTTGTTAGTTTTTAAGTAATCGAAGAGCTCGTCAACGTTTGCTATTATTTCTACCTCTTCCTCATCAGTTGTAGAATAGGCCTTTATGTCTTCTCTACCGATTCCATCATTGATTGCCCCTTTTTCATACATAAACCAATTATACCAATCTAGGCCATCAGTAGTAAGTATTTGTGATAATAAAAGGTTGGAAATCTCGTTACCAGTATCAGTAAAGTCTAGTAGGTCTATTCCGACTTCGAACGCAGCGTCGATTTTTTTGGAGCGCATCACCGACAGCTCAATTAGTTTTTTGAAGTCTGAAAGAATCATAAATTTAGGTTATTTTTTATGTTCTACTCTGAAATCATAAAAAAGTTCTAACTAACCACCAAACTATGGAAACGATGCCTATTATTCCGATCAGCCAAATCGCTATAAACTTTGGAGCACGTTGGTGTTCGTTGTAATACTTCATTCATCTTCATTATTTGCTAAGATCCTCTCCTTTCTAGGTTTAGAATCTCCTCCGAACCAGGCCTGTAGTGATTCTTTATAGTCTTTGTCGTTCTTTAGCTGTACTAAGTATGGATTCTTGATTATCTCTTCGTATTCGCTATCCTCTAACGCAGCAAGTCCCTTTTTGTATTCTATTTCCCAAGAGCTTACTTGGTTCTTTTTACTCCACTTTTCAAACTCATCGTTTGTGTAAAAATTAAGTGCCTTCGTGCCTTTTTTGGCAACAACTAACGGAGTCATCACCTTATAGACTCTACCCTGATCAAAGAGCTCAGGCCAATACCTATCGAAGAAGTTTATGAGAAGAGAAGCGATCGAATTACCGTCTGGATCAGCATCTGTGTAGATATAGATCCTTCCATATCGTAAACTGTTTGGTTCTTCGCCTAGTTTCAAGCCTAGTGAAGCCATTAACTGAACGGCCTCATCGTTTTTGATGATTTCGGAGCTTTTCATCTCACTAACGTTGATAAACTTACCCTTTAGTGGAAAAGCACCAACCGTTTGTGTGTCTCTAAACTTACGAACTGCAGAAAGAGCAGAAAGACCTTCATATATTCCTAAAACACAGACTCCGCGATCGCCCTTTCGTTGGGCATCGATTAGTTTGGGAATCTTGGTCTTGTCTAGGTTACTATTTAGCTTTCTAAGCTCAGCTCGTTCTTGGGCTAGGGCTTTTTTCTCAACCCAGTCTAAGACTGACTGAATTATTTCGGACTTGAACACAAGTTTGGCTAACTTATCAGTAACCTCATGTCTAGTGCCGAAATCTTTTACTTCAGTTATCAGTTTTTCTTTTGTCTGTGAGCTAAAGAAGGAATTTATGATGGTAGAATCGATAAAGACATAGAGATGGTTACGAATATCGCTAGGTTTTACCTCAACTCTGTGCTTTTTCTTAATCATCTCTCTTAGCTGAGCTATGAGTTGATTTGTGATGTATTCTACGTGAGTTCCGCCATCTTTAGTGTGAACAGAATTGACGAAACTTACGTTTTGAAAGCCATTTTCTGACTTAGCAAAACCTATCTTCCAGTTTTTAGTCTCTTCAAAGAAGTACTCATCTGCATAAAGCTTGATGTATTCATCAAAGCTCTTAAACTTAAGCACAAAGTCCTTTTTTTGACCGTCTTTTATCTTGGTCAGCTTTAAGGTAAGTCTATTGTTACATGCGACTAGGTCTAAGCATCTCTTAAAGAGTATTTGAAACGATTTTTCATCGATTTTCTTCATCTTGAATCTTTCTAGGTCTGGAAAGAACTCGATTTCAGTAAATCCTCTTTTTGCAGGATTGATCTTAGCAGTAGACCGTTTGCTCATGTTATTTGTGAAGGTCTGTTCAAATCGATTGGTGCCGTCACAGGTAGATATTGAGAAAGTCTTGCTAAATATGTTAGTTAATGTGGAACCGACACCGTTTGTTCCAGCAACCGTTCGTTGCTCAGTGTCATCGAAGTTTGAACCGGCCTTTAGGTTAGAGAAAATCATTTCTGGAATCCATTCTTTGTGGACTGGGTGCTTCTCTACTGGGATACCACCATTGTCCCAAACGATTATTCCATTTGTGTCTAGGTTTATTGTGACTCTGATCTCGTTTAACTTGGGATTTCTTCTGTGTTCATCCACTGAGTTTGAAACGATCTCATCAAAGATCTTAATGAATCCTGGATTGTAGTGAACTTCTTCAATCGTCACCTTTTCGCCATCATATAGGTATTGATCACCAGTATGAATCGCAACAGATCCAATATACATGGACGGTCTAAGAAGAACGTGTTCTGTGTCTGTTAGTTTTTGATACTTGCTTTCTATTGATTTTTTAGCCATTACTTTTTCGCTAATTTTTTTATCTTTAGTGCCTCTTTAAAATAGGTAGGAACGTCAGTGGTCTGTAGGATCTGATCAAAACATTCGTCAAGAATGTAGGTCTCTGCCCAATCTTCCTCGTTTCTTATTGATCTACCATAAGCCTGTAAAATGTCGATCAGGGCCTTCCAATTGTACCATTCTGGACGAGTTTCAAGCCTCTTTTTTATCTTTTTACTCATGAGGTTCGGAAAAGGAACCTTAAGAATCACTTGGAACCTAGAAAAATCGTCCTTTAAGTCTATTCCATTAATCATAGACGGTGAGACCAGCACTGTGCTTTTTTCAGACTTTAGGTGTTTTTCTAAAGAAGCTTCCCTAGTGGAAGAATCGTGGAATATCAACCTAGCATCTTCAATTGAGGACTTTATCCAGTTACTGAATTCATAGGTAGACGTGTGTATTATTCCTTTCACCTGATAATTTTTCTTAAGAATCACGTCTATGATTGGAACTGCTCTACTGAAGGTGTCCTTCTTATTGTAATAAGACATCTTGCCGAATTTTGCATAGATGACTGGTCTTTTCTCAGGTTTAAAAGGGCAAGGAAGGCTTAGATAACTAACGTCTTCGCCTTCTATTCCCATAATAAAAGAGAAAAGGTCCCGATCAAGAATGGTACCGGACATCATAATCACGTGATCATACTCTCTCCAAAATAGATCATTTAGATATATGTTTCCCCAAATAGGTTCCGCTAGGATCCTTATTTTACCAAACTGATCGAGATCCTTTTCAAAGATCCAATTGCTCTCGTAGTTTTCTTTATCTTTTACGAATCTGCCGAACTTACAAAGAGCCTTATCGGCATGGTCTGCCTTTCTTAGTAGTTCAAGCTTCTTCTTTTTGTTTCTTATCTCCTTTGCCTCAGTTATGAGTTCCTCAGCCCTATCTCCCAACAAAGGAATTAGGACATCAGCGACATACTCAGATAACTCGTTAAGAGAAGTTATGTTTTCTAGGTCTTTCTCCATCCAGTCTCTCCATATCTCAAGAAGCTTTAAAGAACGTTCTGAGTATACTGATGAGATGAAATCACAAAAGGTCTCTTCAAAAGAGTGAGCCTCATCTATTATCAAGAGCCTAGACTTACGTTCAGCCAACATGTCTGGCGAATACATTGAATATGCCGTGATCAGGTGAAAGTTTGTGATGCTAAGTGGGCTACGTAAGAATCTACCTTGAGCTACCTTATATGGACAAGCGGTGCAGCTTGATTTGGCTGCTTGATTCAATACTGTTGCTTCTCCACAATTCATGCTGTGTGTCCTACACCAATAATTACTTTTGCCTTTAAGGTTAGCTGCAAACGGAAAGTCTCTTATGTATTGTTCTTGCAGTAATTTCGTGTTTGTTAAGATATCGATCTTTGCCTTTTTAGCAAACCCATTACGATACCATTCAGAGATCATGACAGCTGCGTATGATTTACCTACACCAGTCGGTGCATCGATCATTATGAACTTCTTACCGGAATCTATTTCGTTTTTTACGAATTCCAGTATTTGAGCCTGTTGTTCTCTAGGTTCAAACTCAAGTTCAATCTCTGCGCTATTTGCCATCTATATCTTTTCTATGATCGTTTTAAGATCAACTGCAACTTCATCTTCAATGGGTTGAGTCTTTCCCTCTTTTTGTCTTTTTAGTATTGACTTTAAAGTCGTTTCACAACATACTTTCACTATCTCCTCTTCCCTCTTACTAAACTTTGGTTTTAGAAATCTAAATCGCATCTTGTTTAATTTAATTCTTTCTATAGAACTAAGAGATCGGCTTTTGGTTTTAATTGGCTATCGTGATACCAAATGGCTCGCCCAGTCCCATCTATCTTTTTTTGAGACTTTCCATAACATTGGATCCACTGCCCAAAACTAAACCTTGGAATCTTAAATGGACTCTCCCAATCCTTTAACTGGCCTCCACCTAATTGATAGGCTTCTAGAGGAAGTCTTTTACATAATTCGGTGATCAATGGATTTTTAGTTAAGGCCTTTCTAGCTTCCTCAAATGGATCTTGAGAGGCACGATATAGTATCTCTGCCCTAAGATAGTTGCCTATTCCATTGAAATATCTTTGGTCTAGTAACACTTCACATATTGGTTTTGAAAATGCGGATCTTTTCAAGTTATCACTAATGTTCTCTAAAAAAGAATCATGCTCTTCTACAGGACAAGGCCCTCTGTTTTGAGACCAACTTTCAACTACCTTCCATTTTGCGAATCTACGTACATCGACTAGACACAACGATGAGAATCCAATTGCATTAAACTTAACGTGCGTGTGTTTTGGAGGCTCTTCACCCGCATTAATCCACTTCCAGTGACCTGACATTCCCATAGAGAAGCTCATCTTCATAAAGATTTCTCCTTGAATGATGGAAAGAAGCAGTTCTTTTCCTCTGGCTTCCGCAGATATTCGAAATACCTGAAGGTCTGAAGGTTGAACTATTCCTAGCTTCCTAGCAACTGCACTTTCAGAAAAAGAAATGCTAGTAAAGTCTTTGTTATCGCAGACATCATTTATATAGTCTGACATTATTCGTATTTCTGCTAATTCCGGCATAACATAAGAATACTAAAAATTCTTTAACACTTAAACTTTTAATTACAGGAAAAAAGCTTAGATTAAAAGATAAATAATAAAAAAATTAAGATACAATGGCAAATCCAGTTATGAATTACAATCAGTTCATGGCAGCTTTCAAAAGAGCAGAGTCTGGTTATAGAGGTAAAGCTAACGTTGCAGCTCATGACAAAAACGGTTCTGCAAAACTTAATCAAGGTTTAGTTGAAGGTCCTGTAAAAGGAAAAGGTACTCCTCACATCGATAAGTACACTAAATCTTACATGGCAACTGCTAAGAAGAAGAATATCGTAGGTAAATAATTTAACCTTAAATGAAAAGAGCAATCGAAAGATTTGAACAATACGCTCTATTTGAAAAGAAGGGCGATCTCAAAAAGCTAGTCGGAAAAGACGAAGACGAAGAGTTGACGGTGAACGACGCCAAGCGATTGGGTGTTAAGATTGCTAACATGGATGGTGAAGACAAGAAAAAATACGTCGGAATCATTAACTTCTTAGGAGCTTCGTGTAACATCTATAACGAGATCTGGAAGAATTATAGAAGAACCCGAGACAGAAAAGAACGAAATGCATAAGCTATTTGAAAATTCTTATGACGACGCCTCAGAAATAAAAGACGGCGGCTTTGTTTTTCAAGCGATCTTAAGTTATGACATGAGATGGTCAATAGTTGACGGCGAAGCTAAATATGATCAACGTTGGGTAGAAGGAAAGCTACATCAAGTAGACGTTTATCCAGACCTAAAATTCATGGAGGGTTATGCTACCCTAAATTACGTAGTACTTAGTGAAGTCAATCTATTCAAGAGAAAGTTAGATCTTGCTACTGAATACATTAAGATGGCTTTTTCTAAGGGCTACGCTGATGAGATAAACGGAATAGCGTCTACTCAAAAAGACCCTATCGGAGGCGGAATTCCTGACATAGTTCCACCAGAAGAAGATGAACTAGCTAACATCGATTTTACTGAAGCTTTAAGAAAGGCTGAAGAAGCAAAGAACAAGAACAAGCCGAGCGAAGATTCAACAGTGGCTGGTGAAATTGGCCAAGGACAAAAACAGATAGCTTTACCTGGAGCCAAGAATGAAGCTGACTCTTCAAACCTACCGGCGACTACTGGAGGTTCTCAACAACTAACGACCACTGGAGGTTCTCAACAACTAATGACGACTGATGGAGAATCCCAAAACACTGAAGAAACTGCAGAAGAGGAAGAAAAACCGCCTGTAGTACAGGAGAATCCTAATCCAGAGCCAGTTAACGTTCCACCTACTTCAGAAGAAAGAAAGGCGATAAACGACAAATACTTTAAAGGAACTACTATACAGATACGATTCGAAGCAAAAAGAGTCGTTCTTAGGGAGATATCAACAAGTAGTGTAGACTCAGGAAGACCTACGTGTACCTTAAAGCTTTCTACTGGAATGGTAGATACTTTAGACGGACAGCCCATAAATTCTTGGAATGGATTTAAGATCTATGCAAGCGGTGCTCCGTTTGATGGAATGGCGATAGACAACGAAACTGTTCCACCTATCTCGAAGGCAATGATGTATGATCCTATCGATAACGCAAATGACTTGATATTTAGAACATTATTACCTTCTCTTTATCTTGAATTCTCAGGAGACTCTGCAAAGATCGATACTTACAATAACAGATCAGCGCAAGTAGGATTTAAAACAGAAATTGATTTTGACGAAATATTCAAGGAAAAAGGATCGACTCCTGTAATTGAACCAGAAGAAGGAGAAGAGGAAAGCGGTGAAGCTGAATCAGACGAAGAGACTTCTACTGAAATTGCAAAAGCAATTCCTCCTAGCGAAAAAACAAAAGGTGGATAATTCACTGGAAAGAAAAATAAATAACTAAAAATAATCTACACAAAATGGCAGGTTTACCGTATTGGACAAACTCGACGGCAGCGGTTAATTACTATGAACCGATCTACCAAAACCAATTTGAAGTAATTCTTACGCCTCCACCGGTAGTCAGTGGACCAAACGTTGCTTTACTCGTTGAACACGTAACTAAGATATCGGGTCTACCTGATGTTAATTCGGCAGGTCAGTTAGTTGATCAAGAGTACAAGTTCGCAAAGCGTAGCTTTGCTGCATCGGTTCCAGACACTACTACAGCGGACATTGACATTAGCTTTACTGTCAACTTGAATGAGGAGAATGACGCATACGTTTACAACATCTTAAGAGCTTGGAACGATATAGTTTACAATCCACAAAGCGGTGCCCAAGGTCTTAAAAGAAATTACGTAGGTGAATGTGCAGTAGTTATCTTTAACAAGGCTGGTGAGATCTTTAGAGAGTTTAAGTTTCCATCAATCATTCCAAACGGTGGACTTAAGTCAATGGAGCTGGACTACACAGCGACTGGAATATATGAACTTAGTATGAAGTATAGAGCCGATTACTGGATCGAAACTAGAATCGGACAAATAAACGTATAAGAATATGGAAATGTTCAACACACACAGAAGAGACTTATTGGGATTTGAAGATTACATGGACCTTAAGAAGCCTGGCTTCGGAGGACCTAAATCAGCTATTCCTTCAAGAGATGCTAAGGGTAAGTCAATAGATAAGAGCCCTAAGCTTGCTCAATATCGCAGAACTGTTGAACGCGATCCTGCATTCTCACATAAAGTATGGGACTCTACATATAAGGCAATGACTCATGACTTGGTGTACAAACAAGAAGGTAAAAAACCTTTTACTTATCCTGATCCATACTTGACTGCATATCCAACGGTTGAGGTTGGAGAAATAGACGAAAACACGAACGTTGTTTCTTTTAGTCGTTTTGTAAACGAAAACGATGAACCAGAAGAAGGATTCATGCCTGAAGACTATCCAGAAGACACTTATCCGGAAGGAACGGATGAAACTGATTATCCTACCCCATACGATGATAAAGGATTACCTTTAGCTACATCTGATATTAAGGAAATTGAAGCTAGATTAAGAGGATATGAAGGTTCTGGTAGAACAGGATCTGAAGAGTCTGATGAGTATGGCCTAAATCCAACTGATGCTGAAAATCCACTAGGATTAACTAAAGAAGAAATGGATAAGTTTTTAGCTGAACTGAATCGCTAATCTTCTTTTATTAAGTTCAAGATCGCTATCTTAGGATGAGAGATTATCTCTTCATCTTCTTCTAAGTCTTTTGATGGAATCATTAGATAATCAAATTCTATTTCCTGGTATTCCTCGTTAATGAAATCTATAGAATTCAATATTGTGCTAATCGATAGGTTAGCATTCAAGTAAATGATTCTTGTATATTTCTTATTCTTTACCTTGATTGCCTTGTCTAAAAGCTTTTTTACTTCATAGTTTAGCAAAAAGGATTGTACTTTATTCGGTACGATGAATCTGGTGTTAAACTTGTCTTTTACGATCTTAGTAACATTGAGAATATAGTCAGTCTTGCTCTTTTTAGAAAAGGCTCCTATAAAGCTTTTGTATTCTCTAACAAAAACGACTTCTATCTTTCTCTTCTCCATCCTATATGTCCAAGTGGATGACTTCTATGCCAGCCTCTCTAAGTATTTTTACTCCAGAAATGTCTCTATATTCTTCTCGATATATGACTCTCTTTATTCCAGCCTGGATTATCATTTTAGAGCAGTCTTTACAAGGAGAATATGTGACGTATAACGTAGCTCCATCTGTGTTTTGAGTAGACCTAGCTACCTTTAACATCGCATTGGCTTCTGCATGAAGAACGTACCAGTGAGTGTCACCGTTAGCGTCTTCACAATCGTTTGGAAAACCCTTAGGCGTTCCATTAAACCCATCAGAAATTATGGTTCCGTCCTTTACTATCAGTGCGCCGACCTTCTTGCGTTTACAACAAGAAAGAGCGGACCACTCAGTGGCCATCTTAAGGTAAGTCAAGTGATATTTTAGATCCTTTTGAGTCATTCTTTTCTTTTGGTGTTTTATTTAATGGTCCAACTACTAAAATGTTGATTATTAGCTCTATTGAAATCCACTGCATATAGTTGGGTTCGACTCCAAATATGCTCTTTAGTCCTGTCCAAATGTAAACATACTGACAGATAAGTGCAGTTAGGAAAAAAGTCGCTATGCTTATTAGAAACTGTCTCATGAGTTTAGGTTATTTTTTATCCAAGTCATCAATTCATCTCCTGTGGTTGAAGAAGCATCGTTTTGAGTAGAGAACAGTCTATTAAATAGAGGAGAAGGCTTACCTTCTACTGAAACCAGTTCTTCTCTAACTTGAGGAATCTTGAGTGGTTCAAACTCTTCTTTAATCATTCTTTCAACTAGATCGAAATGTCTTTCGTAAACGTGAAAAGAATTTGCAATGTGAGTGTATGTACCTAGTTCCAACTCCTTAAATTCTTCTCCACCGTGCGTCACTAAGTGAAATAACATTTGGGATTGTAAAGTAGCAAAGAATGCGATATCTGTAGGTAATCCTAGGATCACATCATTGCTTCTCATGCTAACCGTTAGGTTAAGCTTGTTGTCTCGTATCTGGAAGATTCCATACATCGTGCACACAAAATCTTTGTTTCCAACCCTTTGATGGATAGGTAGATTGAAGTGCATCACTGCTTGTCTGCTATCTTTATCTTTTCTTAAGGATTCAAATGCCCAATGATATTGAGTAAATCCATGTTCGTTTGGCGTAGAAAACAGGAGATGACCATATGCTGAATTGACTGTGCCATCCTCGTTTTGAATCGATTCCCAAAACTTAGCAAACTTTGAAATGTATTCAACATCGTTTCTTCCCATGAAATACCATAAGAGTTCAGCCGAAATGTATTTGAATTGAGAAGAACGAACCGGGTTTTCGTAAAGACACGAAAGAGGATCTTCTATGATTAGAGCAACGTCACAATTCTCCTTAATCTCCATATCCCTAGGTCGAGTGACATACTCAGGAAAAGTAAATAAATCAATAAGGCTTTTTTGATAGGCCCCAGCAAATGTTTCAGATCTGTAAGTTAACATATAAGTATTATATTAAGAAAGAGTAAAAAGGTTTCAAATAAAGTTAGATCTTTACTATTTCCATGTCTGAAAAGTGATCTACTTGGTTTACTATTATTCGATAATCGAAGAATTCTTCAGGTAAGGCTTCGTGTGAGACCACGAATATTGTCATGTTATACTTCTTAGCGTATTCCTTTAGGATCGCGATCGACTTATAAACGTTGTTCTTGTCTAATGAACTAAAGATCTCGTCCAAGAACATCACGTTCATCTGGCTATGTTTCATCTTGATTATCTCAATGAATGCTAATAAGACTATTAAATTCATCTTTTTACGTTGTCCGCTGGAAAGACTTTCCGGTGATATGTCTAGCCCTAAGTATGTTATGTGAGGATCGAATTCGTTATCAAACTCAAAAGCAAACTTAAATTCTAACTTTTCAGATATCTCTTGAATCCTAGCATTTAGAGTAGGAATTATCTTATCAATCATTGATTTCTTTATTCCAGAATCAGATAGCAGGTCGTCTAAGCTTAAATATATCACCTTTTTCTCAGTAAAGGAGGCTAGTGTCGTCTTATCTTCTTCTATTTGAGTCTTGACTGATTCTATTATCTGTACTAGTGATTCTGACGAGTCGTCTGATTCATCCTTTTTTTGAGATTCAGCAAGTGATTTCTTGAGTGAGTTTAAGTCTGCAGAAATTGAATACTTCGAAGAGTCTAAATCAGTCTTTTCAGATAAAAAAGAGGTCTGTTTTGAGTTTAGATCAGAATAGGCTTTTTGTTTTTCAGGTAGAGAAACCTTTAGCTCTTCTAATTTCTCTTCGATCTTACTCTTTACTTCTAGAGAAGAGTCAGAATGAAGGTCATTCAAGCAATGAGGGCATCGATTCTTAGAATAAACTTCTAATTTAGAGTTTAGGTCGCGTATTCCATTCTTGATCTTATTAACCTCTTCTTCAGAAGACTTTAATAGGGAATTCACCGAATCCATTTGAGTCTTTAGATTAGAAAGAGCCGTGGTGTTTTGGTCTAATTCTGCTTGCTTCTCTGCGATCGCAGCAATCAACTCACCCTCTATCTTTTGTTTCTTAACTGTTAGCTTTTCCTTTAGCGAAGAGAGCTGCTCTGAGTAGGTTTCTAAGTTTCTTTGGTTTCTAGATATTGAGGACTCCAGTAAATCAGACTCGCTCTTTATTTCTCGTAACGACTCTTTTACTTTAGCTCGCATGTCAGAAAGAATGTCTATTCCAAATATCCTATCGACTATCTTTCTCTTATCGTCTTTGCTTAGGTTGACGAATGACTTGAAATCGTCAAAAGAAAGGCTTATCGTGTTGCAAAACACGCTAAATGGAATCTTAGATAGCTCTTCTTCAATAAACTCATCAACCTTTCTCTTATCGGGTAAGTTAAAGACGTTATCGTTTATCTTTATGTTGCTAAAATTAGGGTCTATTCCTCGATCTAACTCAATAGTTTCACCTGAAGTAGTCTCAAACTTGACTTGAGTATATGCGTTCTTGTTTATCCAATTAGGAATGTCTTTCATCTTACGAATCGCAGACCTTCCATATATCGAAACAGTCAGAGCTTCTTTGATTGAAGACTTTCCTGCACCATTTTCGCCCTCTACTAATATAAGCTTAGGACCATCATCAAACTTGAAGGTCTGTAACTTATTTCCATATGAAAGTATGTTCTTATAGGAGAACTCTAAAAGCTTCATTGATCGTAGTGTTTTGTGTTTCTAAGCGAATCGTATATTTCTTTGAATTTATCACTTATCTGAATAGATTGATAGTTCGGTAGGTTTAGTTCCAATAACTTCTCATCAAGTATCGTGAATATGTTATACTCATAGGTCGAATCTAGTTCAACTTCGCTTCTAGACTTTATTTGTTCTAGAGAATATGACGAAAATTCCAATCGACGATGGCCTAAGTCTTTAACTAGATCAGTAAACCTTGCAATTGAGAACCTTTGTGAAAAGTTAGACTCGATTGAAACGTCTACGAAGTTATTGTGAAAAATGTTCTTTAATTCTGCTAAGTTAAAGTCTAATAGGTCAGTTGCCTCAAACTTTAGGTGTTTTGGAGATAGAGTATTTGAAACAAACTTCTCAGTCACTTCGGATTCGCTGACATCTAGTACATAAAACCCTTTCTCGTTTCCCCTATCTCCCCTGTCCATCTCATAAGGAGTTCCAACATAAAGAACGTTTCCTTTTTCTTGGCGGATGTGTATGTGTCCTGAAAATATTCGTTTAAAATCAATTATGTCTGAAGCTTCTAGTCCATGTTCAAGCTTTGTGACCTTATTTAGGTTAAATCCTTTAAAATCAGTATGGCAGAATACGTGAGTGGCTGAAGAGTTCTTCTTGATCTCCGACTTTAGGTTTTCTAGGTTTTCTATCCAAGGAAGCATTAAGAACTTGTGAGAGTTTATCTTTAACTGTTCAGGCTTCTCAAATATGTGAAAGTTCTTGAATATCTTATCAAAACCTTCTAAAGAATGGGTGTCTGTTCGATCTTTGTAGTAAACGTCATGGTTTCCAAGTATCACATAGACTCCTCTAGTAAACTTCTTAGTGAAGGCTTCAGCTATCTTTATTGAGAGCTTATAGATTCGAGTATTAGTCGATTCTCTTACGTGATTCCAATCCCCTACTTGTACGAGTATGTCTGTTTTTGGGTCAAATCCTTCTTCATCAACCTTCTTTAAAAAGAAATTGACTAAATAGTCGTATTGTATTTCTGACCATTCTAGCGAATTATTTCTCACACCAAGGTGCAGATCGCCTAGAACGAATATCTTTCTAATGTTTTCTAATATCATTGTTGTGCAGCTAACGTGTCTATGTCTATTACTCTAACTATGCTTTCAAGTTTAGCGACGACTTCTGCCCTATCGCTTGCGCTTGAAAAAGAATAAACAGTAGGTGAGGCATTCGTATTATCAGAAATAGTTAAGTCAACTGTAGAAGTCTCTTCGATGCTTACTACTTGGTCTAGGTTCAAATACACTGAACCTGATAAATGTGTTAGCTTGATAAAAGTCATTAGTGTATTCTTTTTTTATGCATTTTTCCGTCTAGGAAGTTATATTTCTTGTCAAGTTCAACTAATAGTAGCTCTTGAGCGTCTGTGTCTAGGGCATCAAATATCTTTTTATAGTCGAAACCAGAAAAAGAAGATATTGCTTCTAAAACATAAATTGGACTGTAAAAGGTGGTGTTTTGACCTACTTCGTCCAATGAAGTGTGTATCTTATTAAAGATGACGTTTATTTCATCCTTAGCAAATTTATTCTTAAATACTAGAGAGTTGTCGATTGAATGAAAGACCATTTTATTTAGTGAGTCATCCTTTTTGATGGTATCAAATATTCCATCCATGATAAACTGTGTCTCTAGGTTTTCTTCGTATTCATAAACATCCTTTAGGTATGAGTCTGAATAGTCAGACGATACTGATATCTTTTTTGAGAACTCATACTCGCCAGTGTCGCGTAACCCTTCTCCAGTATTGTATCGGTTGTTGAAGATCTTATCTTCTTTGTGTACGAATTCTTCTGATCCGTTTAGGTTTTCATCGTTTTCATAATCATCTTTTGACATTAGATTTAATTATTTTATATTGAGGCAAAGAGGGAATCATAATCTTCATCTGTCTTTACCGGAGAACTCTTTTGTTCTTCTATTTTTTTATCTATTTCTTGATATTCCTCGCGAAGCTCGTCTGCCATTCTATTTACTTCTTCGTCATCACTATAGAACTCGCTGTTTGAGCCGACTTCCTCAGCTAACCTAAAGAAGTCCTTGTGCATGGAATAGAACTTGTAACTTTCCTCATAACCATTATCACGATTTGCAATAACTTTAATCTTCATTCGGCTTTCTAATGGGCTTCGCATCAGACCAAATAAAGCATCGACTGTGTGGATCAAACCAAACGATTCAGCAACTGCGTCCATCCCTAAGTCAAAGTTATCAACGTCTTCTCTACGGATTTGAGTTGCACTAACTATACACCATTCATTTCTCATTGCGATCCCTCTAAGCTCCTCAGAAATCATCTTGATCTTTTCATATAGACCGTTTTGATCCTTGATAGGTCTAAGAAGATTTAAGTAGTCAACGACTATTATCTTGAACTTTTTGTTCATTTTCTGTTCTAGTCGTAAGAAGTAGTTCTCAATGTCGATTGCGGTTGCTCCACCGGTTGGAAACTCTTTGACTATAAGTTCACCGACTGGCCTTCCGCTAGCCTTTAGTTCGTCTATCTTGTCTCTAATAAGCTTAGAAGCAGTTTCATCTGTTATTCGAGCATAATCGTCTGATTTAATGCTTAAGATGTTTGAACCTATACGTTTCATATAAGCACGATCAGCGAGTTCCACAGTAACTAGTCCAGTGACATTACCTGCTAAGAATGATCTAGCTGCGATATTTCCAAGTACCATTGACTTACCGACCTTAGGTCGACCTTGAAATACGACTAGGGATTTGGAGTTCCAACCTCCACCTTGAACCTTATCCAAAAAAGGAAAACCGGTAGGGCTACCTGTTTTAGAAATCTGAATGTGGGATTCAGGATTAAAGAAGTTAAGTCCACTGTCTCCGCTTGAGAAGTTTATGGCAAGCTTGTTACTTATGTCATTTCTTACCTTTTGTGAGATTTGATCGATGTTTTCAGGATCGATTGCAGTAGTCTTTAGATAGGTAAAAAGATCGGCAACAGTTAGGTTTAGGTTTCTAAGAAGAATGAATGACCTTACGTATTTGTAAAGGTAATCATAATTGTATTCGCTTAATGAAAAAGCATAGAGGTCTTCAAACTCTTCATCAGTTACTGAACAGTTAAGTAGTTCTAGATAGTTTCTTAATTCTTTTGGATTCGGAATCTTCTCGTACTCTTTAAAGAACTTAAGAGCCACCTTAAATGATTCTTGTCGAAGGTCATCGTTAAAATAACTCGGCTTAACCATGGTGATAAGTTCTTCTTTTCTTAAAGAGTCATGGTTGCTCGGCTTAATGTCGTTAACATCATTTCTGGTGTTAAGCAAAAAGTTCCAAACCATTTTCTCTAAAGAGTCAATATTTTCCGTGAAATCAATCATTTATCTGATAAAAATGTGTTAATGCTTTTTTTGTAAACAGGATCGACTCGCCTTTTGAAACAAGGTAGTCTTCCTTTAGTAGTTCCTTTAAAGATTGAACTATCTCTTCCTTAAAGGTTTCATCTTTTAACTTATCTCCAAAAACATATTTTAGAGACTTCGAAGAAAATTTAAAGGAGCTCATTTCGAGCTCCTTTGTCTTGGCGTTATGTACTTTAATCAGATATTGCGAAATTTCAAATAGGGGATAGAATGTATCTCGCACTGATTCCTCTCCATGTAAACCAAGATAGTATTTTATGGGAAGGTCTTCCTTAATTAAGAGTGTCATCGTCATCGTTAAGATTTGATAACTCATCATTCTCTAAAAGATCGATTTCTTCTTGAGTTTCAGGGAATTTAAAAGTTGGTTTGATTACTTTTTCATCAAGTTCCTTTAGGACGTCATCGGTAAATAGCTTAGAAGTAAAGAAGTCTTTAACTGGGACCAAGTCTCCACTGTGACGAATCACGTAGCTCTTTCCTAGTTTCTTAGGTAAGAAGTAAAACTTTTCTCCTCCTACTTCAAACTCAGAGCATAGCGACTGTTCGTCTGCTTTTAACTTAGAAAACTCCTTTTCAGTTAGCTTATTTCCTCTACCCGCTCCACAGTTTTCCCAATTTACGAATTGCTCTAGTCCAACGAACTTGTTCATACCTTTATGGAAGGATATGTGAAATTCTATGTCAATCGGTTTAGCTAAACGATTCTTTCTAGTCTTGGATCTAACTATGATTCCTGTTGTAGTCTTTGCCTCGTCTCTTAGAGTACCTTTGCTCAACATCAAGATGATTGAAGCTGAAAACTCAGGACCTCCGCCGCCAGACATACCCTTTGGAGTGTATTGATCCATTGAGGCATATGTGTGATTAGTAAAAATGAAAGGAACCTTTAGGTTAGATAGATCGAGAGTAAACGACTTAAACATCGCTCTTAGTTCTTTAGATCTAAGACCCATATCGGCTGCGTTCTTACCTGCATCCATGTCTCTTTTACTCTTGTCGGTATCTAACATACCTACTGAATCTACGAAGATTGCTGCCTTCAGACCGGTGGTTTCCTTCATGGTGTCAATAAAGTCATTGATGAAGAACTTAACGTCACTGATTAGACCCATACGAAGGTATTTCAACTTGTCTAGGTCGACTCCAAACTTTTCATAGTCTGAACGGTCTATCGCTCCCTCAGTATCGATGTAAAATACAAAATAGTCTTTCTTTTGTAGCTCACGAACAGCGTTTAAACATAGGAAAGTCTTACCTGCACCAGAATCTCCAGCGATCCCAATGCTTCTAGTGTTTGGATATCCTCCAAAGAGGGAACCAGATAACTGTGCATTCAATAAGTAGTTTCCAGTAGGAATATACTCATCAATGTCAGAAAATCCCATTAGAGTGACCTTTGATTTTACTTTTTTCTCAAGAAGGTCGTTGAATTTATTAAATGCTGAAATTGCATCTTTTGAGCTTGACATAAGATATTGTTTTATTTTCTTTTACAAAAAATTCTAAAAAAGTTCTATTCTGAGATATAAGAAAGAAGTAAAAGAGTACAAGATAGGACTAGTGAATCTGAGACCTCGCCGTTTACTACTCTGCTCAGCCTAACTTTATCTAAGGCGTGCTTAGCATTAGGATTAGAGTAAGAAAAACCAGTAGGCTCATCGGAATACTGGTTTAAATTAATGGCATAGGTCTTATATGTCTTGTGAAATGGCGCTCCATGTTGAACATTTCCTAAGTAGTAGATGTCGTTTGGATCGACTTTTTCTACTCCTAATTCATCGCTGATGCAGCTTATTAATGAATCGTGATAAGTATCAAAATCGTCTGGGTGAAGCGTTCTAGTTATACACTTTTTGTTAGGTCGGTTTAGAACATGATCGTGAAATCCATGTAAATACACGTTCTTAATTTGACCGTTTTCGTTCATATCAAAAGGAAGAATACAGATTGAATCGTTTAATGCAATTGCACGTTTAAAGTCGCCTTTTTCTCCTTTAACGCTGATTACCTTATACTTACCATCTAAGTATTCTTCTTTTTCTATGACGTGTTCTTTATTCATGAATCTCAGTAAAGTTTATTTCACCTGATTTTTTGGCAGGCTGAGGAACGTCAAACATCTTAGTGATAGACTCTTTGACTACTTTTTTATTTATCACTCTAAACACGAAATCAGTCAATTCATCCATGAACTTGTCCTTATCCTTTGCATTAGAGTAAAGCATCCCAAGGAAGTCTTGATCAGGAAGCTTAACTGTGATACCTAACTGAATGTCTCTATCATTTGAGTCAAACATTTCAAACATGCTTGAAACTGGTTGAGTGGGTGGAGGCGTGTTGCTGTGTCCAGGCATAGATTGAGTGACTGAATCAGTTATCTGAGAGTTTACAGGTTGAACCCTAGGTTTTGGTTGAACTCTAGAAGGTCCAGCGATTGCTTCTACTTCAGCTTTAGATAAAGGTTGCATGTCTTCAGTTATCATGAACAATGCGCTATTGAGCTGATCAGAATCAACTGATGAACCGTCATCGAACAATACGATGAACTTGTTTCCTCTAGGTTCAATGGATCGACATTTTACAGTCTTTCCCAATAGTTCAGGTCGATTCGTCTTTATCCATTGAAAGTTTTGACCTTTGAAATTCTCCATTAATTGGATGAGTCTTTCTTCGTTTACCATTTTGATTTTGTTTTTTTTATTCTCCGAAAAGTTCTTCCATGGTAGAAGCGTTTTTACTTTTCTCAATAGCTGCTTGAAAGTCATCTTCTAGGAATTTTTCTGGTGATCCATTAGGAACAGTAGTTAGGCCGAACGTCGTCATGGCTTGAACGGGAGGTAGCGGTGCGTCTTGGCTCCTTAGGATCTCAGCAGCTCGCTCCTCGCTTTTTAAGCTTTCCAGCTTTTTTCTAATGTCTTTTACGTGTTGAGCGGTTGGCTTGTTTTTACAAGCATCTAATAAACCTTCCAACCAATTTGTGAATCTTTCGTGTGAATTCATGATTATTTGTTTTTTGAGTTTTTGATTTGTTTAATTTCTCCTTGAGTCTTGATACGTTCATCATAGAGTCTAGTAAGAATCGTTCTAGCGACTGAATCTGAGCCACTTGAGAATGCGGTATTGTTCTTAGTATGAATCTCTTTTCCTGTTCTCTTTATTTCATCTAGCTTACCTAGATACGTATCTGGAGAAATGTTGAATTGAATCTGTATGTTAGGATACATTGATGAAAAGTCATAACAAGCAACGGCTCCATAATAACCTGGAACTGGATCCTTTACGTAGGCACCTTCATACGTTGCATCCATGTCGTTTGATTCCCCCCAAGGAAGCTTCATCATCTTTAGGTTTTTATTGAGGAATTCACGGCACATTAAGATCTCTGCGATGTAAACTGGACTAAATACTTTGTTGATCTCTACTTGTGCGACGTTTGCCATTGAAAAGGCAACATCCAATATCGATAACTTGTCCTCAATAAGCTTGACTAAGATAACGTCAATCACGTTATACATGGTAAAGAGGTAAGTGTCCTTTTGAAATTCCATAAAGGAGTCGTAGTCGTGCTTAAGCTTAGCTGTACCTAAAACTAGTTCTGAAATATAGTCAAGCTTATAGTTTTCTACGACCTTAAACGGTTTTAATTTCTCAAAGACTTGCATGTAATCAAGTATTCCTAAGTGAGTTGGAATCTTTATCTTAGAAACAGTAGTCTTAGTCGGCATGGTTTGAACAGGATCGATCTTGATGTTCTTAGCGCGATTCATCAAGTACTTCCAGTCGAATTCAGTAACGTTCCAACCAGTAACGAATGAAAAGTGGGGCATTACTTTATGAAAGTAAAATTCCATCATTGCTTCTTCTGTTTCAAAGAACTTGTACTTGATCTTAAATTCTTGTTGAAAGAGCTTAGCGTCTTCTGGTCGAAGAGGAACAGTCTTTCTAAAGTATTCATTAACTTCTTTCTCCATCTTAACTATCTCTTCAGGAGCAAGACCTTCTGGTTGTTCTTCTGTGTTTAAGATAGAAAGAATGTAGGTGACGTTATCTTCGTTACAGAAAGAGATAAGGCCGACTGGCATTCTAGCTTTGTCTGGCTCAGGGAAAGAGTCATCAATTAGCTTGATCTCAATATCGAGATATGTCTTCTTTGGAAAGTTATCGAAGTTGTAGATTAGTTCCTGTTCTTCAGTAGTGAGCTTTTCTCTAATCAATTCTTGTATTCTGAATTGGTTTACCCATTGGCCTTGGGTTGAGCTCTTTTTAGTGAACTTGCCATTCCAGTTTTTAGTAGTAGTCGCAGATGTTGATTCGACCCAATTAAATACTTCATGATCGACTAGTCTTTTTCTAATAAAGTCGACCTTTCCCTTATCATTGTAATAAGAGATCATTAATTGATTGTCGTGAGTTACTTCAGAGCCTACTATCATACTTTCGGTTTAAACAGTTCGTTAATATTTCCACATTTTGAGCAAGCCATGACAGGAATTGGGACTATTGAGTCCTGATTGGAGCCGGTCATGAACTTTGAGACCTTTTTAATCATCATCTTTTCCTCAAACGTAGTGTTTTGGCAAGCCTCACACTCAAGATAAGGGATCTCAGAAAGATTGATGTTTAGTTGGGGTTGTTGTTCCATTATTATTTTACTTTTTTTAGTAACCGCGTTCTTGGCGGTCTCGATTTTCTTTGTTTTTTGCCATGTACATGTTGTACATCTCTTCTGGAGTCATGCCTATTGAGATTGCCATGTTCATGAAGAAGTGTAAGATGTCAATGATTTCAAATTTTGCTTCAAGCTGATCGCTTTCAGAAAGATCTGAAAACTTAATTTCAGAATACTTTGAGTAATCCTTTTTCCAATACTTCCAGATCGCGTTTCCGCTACCGTCTTTGATTCCTCCCAAAGCATCAGTTGCTTCGTGGATTTCATCGACTAGCGCATGAGTGTTTGCATGCCAAAAAAACATGATCTCGCGAAGAGACATTTTGGAAAAATCGTACCCATAAACGGTCAGTTGGGTGTCCTTCTGAAGGATCATTATGTCGCCTAAAGTGTCATTACTTTGGCTATAAAGGTCTTCTATCTCAAGACCAGCACATTGGTTATCAGTATTTGCCATTCTATCCTATTTGATCTATTATACTACTAAATCGATTAAGGATCTAGTAATTTTTACCCTTTTTAGAATTTATCTGTGCCTGAATAGATAAATAATTAAAAATATTTTAGAAGAAATGGCAGAACCAAGAGTAAACTTAAATAACTTCAAGTCTAGTGGTGTCTATACCATTGAAATAGACGCTAGCGAGAACGTAGTTTTACCTCTTACCACAGGAAGACTTGTGGTTGGATCGAGTAAGGTAGGGCCTTTCAACACAGTTGTGTTAATCAATGACGTTAGAACTCTTAGAGCAGTATTCGGTGAAATTGACCCTAAACTAGAAAAAGCAGGAAGCTACTTCCACAGAACAATCGAGGTTGCTTTGAGAGAAGGTCCTGTTTTTGCATTAAACGTTATGCCGTTAGACACGGAAGACGATCCTGCTCTTAACTTAGATCAGGCATACTTCACTACATTCAATACTGAATCAACTTCAAACAATAATCAATCTTTACCTGACCAATGGCCAGCAGTAGAGTTCTTCAACAGAAGAAGACTTTGGTTTGCTAGCGACGATGAGTTGAACAAGTCAAAAAACCTTGCACTTGGTGACGATTATATTAACAACCCTGGAGGATTTGGAAACACTACTTCAACTTCAAATAAAGTATTATCATTTGTTAACTTAGGAAATTCTAACTTGACGATTTGGGTAAGAAGAGCAAGCATCACAGGATACGACGTTACTGCTAAGGAATGGTATTCAACGATCGGTGGAGGAAATGCTATTGAATTCCCTTCATTCGTTCACCCAGACGATTTCATCTCTGATTATTTCGTTGAAGTTATCGTTATTAATGGTGACTGGTCTAACTACTTAAAATTAGCAAAAGACCCTGTTTACAGTCAGTTCTTTACTCCAGCTGGATTAAGAGCAGAAAAATCTACTGATTTCTTTGCATTAAGAGAGATTAAAGTGATTAACAGAACAATCGGAAGTTTGATCCCTGGATTTAGAGATCAGTCTGGAAACACAGTATCAGTAGATGCCTTAGTAAATAGAGTTTTTGCTAGCACTGGAGTTCTTTGTGCGATCGATGCTGAAAAACTTGACTTAGTTAACTTAGATACTACCGGATTCGTAGATAACGACATGGAGACTCACCGAATTGACTTGATTGGTCATGGTTTTGACGAACTTGATTCTCAAGACACATACACTGCAGATGACGGTGGATACGATGTTACAGGTTCTCCTTTAGATACAGCTGACGCAACTCCATTGATTGACTTATTGAGCTACACTAGACCGGCAGACTCTAACTTGATCTTCTTAATCAGCAATAACCCTAGCGTAAACACGTTAGATGAAGTTGATTTCTTAGCTGGATACAATGATACTCCAGGAGCAACACCAGTTGCTTTAGGAGACACATACTTAGTAGTTCCTGCATCAGGAGATGAGTATCTTGCAGCAATGGAAGGTAGTAAACTTTATCAAGCATACGCTAAAGGTTTCTTGAGAAACGGAGACACTATGATTGATGGCACAAACACATACTACATTAAGACTACTGACAACTTGATTAGCGGTGGATTTAACTATGTTAAGATTGCTACATACCAAGACATAACGTTATTAAACCAAGTAAACACTAACTATTACACTGGACCAGATTCAGAAGACTATATCAAAGTAGTATTAGATAATGGTGCTGAGTTTAAACATACGTTTGACTTGACTGATACTACATTCTTTACAAGTTACGATGCTCAACAACCTAACAAGATCGTATTAGGAATCAATACTACTAACACTGCAAACAAAGCTAAGATCGACGAGTTTATTAAAGTAAACAACTTCATTAAAGCTAAGGTTGCTGGATCAGTTAGACCTAGATTATTAAAGATAATTTCAGTATCTTCTGCTGAAGAGCTTAGTCCATATGCTTTGACTTACACAGTTACGACTATGGCTCCTAGTGTTGACGATATCATTGGACTTGATGTAGACGGTAGCGAATTGAAAGTTTACAAAGGAATCTATAACTTCGTGACTGAATTAAAAGGTCAAAACTTAGGTTCTTTCAGACTAAGAGATGCTTCTCTTCCTAACGGAACTGCAGATCGTCAAGCCAACATCTTAAGCTACTTATTTAATTACACTTCAATACCAGAAGCGTTAGCTAATGGTGAATTGGTTGACTTTAGATATGTAGTTGACTCTTATGAAGGTGAGATCTCAAGCAACTCTAAATATTACTTGGCGAAGATTGCAGCAATGCACGGACAAGCTATGGCTTTACTTAATGCTCCGTCAATAAGACAGTTTGAGAAATCAGTTACACCAAGCTTTATCAACCCAGTTAGCAAATTAGTTTCTTCTGAGTATATTTCAACTGGTGGTAACTTGTCTCTTAACCCAGAGTTCACGTTTAAGTTTGCTGAAGAAGACGTTAATGGAGTTCCATTGTCTTCTTATGCCAACTACACTTTCCCTAACGTTATCGTTAGAAGCGGATCTAGAAACATCTCAGTTCCGCCTGCAGCATACATCTCTAACTTATACGTTAGAAAATTCAAGAACGGAACACCATTCTTGATCGTAGCTGGTGGAAAACGTGGAGCAATCACAGATCCTGAATTAGTAGGATTAGAATACGACTTAACGGATGCAGATAGAGATTTCTTAGAGCCTGCAGGATTCAACCTTATCGTTAGAAGAAGAGGATTTGGAACTATCTTGTTCTCAAACAATACTGCATACCAAAGAATCAATTCAGCTCTTAACAATGCTCATGTTAGAGATAACTTATCTACTATCGAAAGAGATATCGAACGAATCTTATTCAACTTCTTGTTTGATTTCAATGATGAGATCACAAGACTTAGAGTTAGAACAATCGTTGAAAATTACTTAGATGCAGTAGTTAATGCTAGAGGTATTAGTTCTTATGAAGTTATCTTTGATACTTCAAACAACACTGGCGAAGTGATATCAGCTAATGCTGCGGTATTGGACATTAGAGTAGATTTCCCAAGAGGAATTCAAAAGTTCATCAACCGAATCACTATCACTAGAGTAGGAGGAACTTTAAGTTCAGACGCTACAGGATTTATCCCTAGCTTCTAATAAAAAAATAAATTGAAGATGTTGTTAAAACTTGGAAGTAAAGGAGACGACGTTGTTAAGCTACAACAAAAACTTGGAGTAGATCCAGTAGGTAACTTTGGACCTAAAACCGAAGCTGCAGTTAAGGCTTGGCAAAAGGCAAATGGTTTAAATGACGACGGTATAGTAGGCGATGCTACTTGGTCTAAACTATTTGGAGGAGTTACTGAATCAGTAGCTGCACCAGCTGCACCAGCAGCCGCTCCAGTTTCTTCTGGAAAGATTGATTTAAACAGACTTAAGGGACACGTTCCAGACGCAGTCTTATCTCAGATCCCAGAAATAATTGAGAAGTTTAACTGTAACACTCCTCTTAGACTAGCTCATTTCTTAGCACAATGCGGTCATGAGTCTGGAGGATTTAAAGCAGTTTCTGAAAACTTAAATTATAGCGCAAAAGGTCTATTAGGTACATTCCCTAAATACTTTAATTCAGCAACAGCTACACAGTATGAAAGAAAACCTGAAATGATTGCTTCTAGAGTTTATGGAGGAAGAATGGGTAATGGAGATGAGTCTACTAAAGAAGGATTTAAGTTTAGAGGTAGAGGATACATCCAATTGACTGGAAAGTCTAACTACACTAACTTTGCTAAGTTTATAGGTGAAGACACAGTAGCAAATCCGGACTTAGTCGCTACTAAATATCCTCTTGCTTCTGCAGCTTTCTTCTTTGATTCAAATAAACTTTGGTCTATTTGTGATAAAGGATCAGACGACGCAACCGTAACATCAGTAACTAAAAGAGTAAATGGTGGTACTATTGGTCTTGCCGATCGTATTAAACACTTCAAAGAGTATTATGCTCTTTTAAAATAAAACTTATTTATGAAAAATTACAAAATTGATCCATTGCATTCGGATGTATCATTTAGAATTAAACATCTAATGATATCTAATGTTAACGGATTTTTCGGAGAATTTGATGCAACTATGGAATCTAATACTGAAGATTTTTCCGATGCTAAAATTTGGTTTCAGGCAAAAGTTAACACGATATCAACTAACATCACTGATCGTGATAATCATTTAAAAGGACCTGACTTTTTTGATGTTGATAATTTCCCTCATTTAACTTTCGAATCCTCTAAAGTAGAAAAGAAAGACGATGAATACGTAATCGTAGGAAATTTAACAATCAAAGGAGTTTCTAGAGAAGTAACCCTATCTGGAAATTATAACGGAAATGATGTAGATGCGTACGGGCAAACCAAATATGGATTCGAACTTAATGGATCTATAAACCGAAAAGACTGGGGTTTAACATTCAACCTAGAAGGTGGTAAAGGTTCACTTTTGATTGGTGATGAAGTTAAGCTTATGGTTAATATACAAATGATGGAATCATGTGATAATATCAACTAGAAGTAAAGTAACATTAGGGATAGCTGGCTTATGTATGCTTATATTCTTTATTGTTAAGTCTTTTACTCTATTGGGTATATTTGAACAATGCTGGGCAACTAATTGGATTGAGTATGGATGTTTTATCGCATTCTGTCCTCCGGCATATTTGTTTGTTCGAGACTTCTTACGAGAGAAGGAAAGAATACATCAATTGACGGTAGATCAGCTACAATATAAGAATACATACTTAGAACATGCAGCTAAGATTCTTCGACATGATATGCATTCAGGAATTAACGTTTACATACCAAGAGGAATAAGTTCTTTAGAAAGAAGAATACCCACCGAAGTAATCGAGCAATATAATCTAGCATCTCCTCTAAAACTACTTAGAGAAGGACTTATACATACTCAAAAAGTTTATAAAGGAGTTTATGAATTTACTAACCTAGTAAAACAAGGAAAATCTCTGGAGTTTAAAGAAGTTAAACTTGATGAATGCTTAAGAAAATACTTGGAAACTACTTCATACAAAGATCAGGTTATTATTGATGTTTTACCAACTGCAAGAATTAATGAATCTTTGTTTTGTACAGCTGTGGATAATCTAATTAGAAATGGTCTTAAATATAATGATTCCGAAAATAAGTTGGTAATCATCTATATGTTAGATAACGAAACCTTAATCGTACAAGATAACGGTAGAGGTTTATCTAATGAAGAGTTAATTGAATACTCAAGACAAAATAAGAGAAGAGAAAATCAAAAAGAAGAAGGCAGTGGACTTGGACTTGGAATTTGTATAGCAATAATAAAGGAACATAATTTTGATGTTACCGCTGAAAAAATAGCCCAAGGCACACAAATAAAAATTAAGATAAAATGATTAATTCAATAATGCTAATAGACGATGAAAATCTTTTTCATCTTGTTTTCGAAGACGCTTGCAGTCTTCTAGATATATCACTTTCTTTTGAAGCTCTTTCTTCTTCTGATGAGGCAGATAAACTTTTCAAGAAATGGTTTCCGGACGATCCTAATCATGAAAAACCTGATTGTGTTTTCGTAGACCTTAATATTGTTGGTTCATCGTTTGATGGAATTGAAATGATTCGTAAAATCAATCATGAATATGGTAATGGTTGTGTGATTGGTATTATATCATCTTCATCCGATATACAAGAGATCGACAAAGCTAAAGCAGTCGGTGCACAATTCTGGATTATCAAATCAGATGAAATTGAACCTAGATTAGAAGAATTCAAAAAAGATTACGAAGGATATAGAAGTAAAAGAGCTCCTTTTAAAATTTATAAGTAATGAAAGCCGACAAATCCACTAGAGACTTTATAATCAAGGCATTTAAAGAGAATAAGATATTGTTAGAAGGAAACATCTTAAAGATTATCGATGAAGATCCTGAAGATGTAGAATTTAACGAATATCTTAAAAATGCTATAGATAAAGATAAGTCCTCTAGAAGGAGAAGATTAGAAATTACAAAACAAGTACAGAATCAAAATAAAGATCTTTTATCTTCACAAGAGGAAAATCAAAAGTTAATGGAAGATCTTAAAGTTGCTTTAATATTAGCTGAAAACTCGAAAGTTGAAGCTATGGAATCTGCGAAAAAAGCCGAAGACGCAAAAGAAATTGCATTAAACGATTTAGATGTTTTACAAAAGAAAACTCAAACTGAGCTAATAGGAACTATCGTTAAGGTAGCCCTATATGTTATCATTGGAGTTGGTTCTGTTACTACATTAATGTATATGTTCGCTTTAATAAATGACAAAGATACACAAATTATAGGTTCAACTTGGGCAAATATGTTTGGAATATTATTAACTAATGCATTTTCAATAGTTGGAACTATTATGGGTGTTAAATATGCATCAGAAAAAAATTAATATTGTTACTTAAAATAAAAAAGGGAGCTAATTGCTCCCTTTTCTTTTTTAGTTTGATTTTTAGGCTATTCAAACTCGTCCAAAGAAATATCTTCAGGGTCATCAAGTATCCCAATGATCTCATTAGACATTATCACATAGTGTTTCTCGCCTTTATAGTAAAGTTCAGCGCCTGCATATCTGTTAAATAGAATAAGGTCGCCAGACTTAACTAACATCGGATTACTTACGGATCCGTCTCCACAAGAAACGACTGTACCTATGTTTGGTTTCTTTACTGCCTTTTCAGGAAGAAGGATTCCTTGAGAAGTACGTGTCTCTTTTTCTTTAGGTTTTACTAAAACTCTTTCGTATAAGGGTTTCATATAGATGATAGATTATTTTTTAGGTTCATAAACTCCTTTTGATTAAAGGAAGTAGGTGAATACGATTTAAAGAACTGCTCTAGTGTATCTCTAATTTCTTCAGGGAATACTTTAGTTGAAAGACGAGTTAGCTTAATATTAAATAGTAAGTGTTCCCTGATTTCATCTAAATTACCTGTGTCCTTAGCCTTAGTAACAGTTTGGATTTGTGTAGCAACTTCATTGATAAACACTGAATCTAGTGAGTCTAAGCTCTTCATTAAACTTTCACCGAATTGTTCAGATATGTTTATTATTAGCTTTTGAGACCTAGATGGAGTCAAATTAGTTATCTTTGGGATGTTGTCTGATTTGTCTCCTAAAAACACTTTAGTTAGGACTTCATTTATGAAATCTACTTTGTGTTCAACATATTCCTTATTCTTAAGAGTAGAAATGACTTTCTCTATGCTGGAACCGCTTATGTGATCCATGTTTAAAGAAAAGAAATTTTCTTCTTCTTCCTCAGCTTGAAGAGGAACTAAACTAACCGGAACAAACAGTCTTTTGTGTTTGGCCATCTGCTTAGGAACAATGAGTAAAACGTTCTTATTAGGTGTACCTGTGAGTTGCTTAAGGTCTTGGTCAACTGAGTATATCAAGACGTCGTCATTTAATATCTCACAAAGATGAGCGATTATGTCGTCGCCCTCAGTTCCTTTAAACCTATATTGATTGATGCCGCATTTCTCAACGAGATGCGGCATTATCGTTTGTTGAAAGTAATCAAAGAACAAGTATTGAAACTCGTCATACCTTCTAGTTCCCTTATACTTAAACTCTTGAGGAGCAGCAGACGATTTAAAATCTGAGTCCTTAAAGAAGTCGTTTGTGTAATCTTTTCTCCAACTGTTTGAATCAAACACGATGTGAATCTTGCTTGGAGTAGACGACATTGAAGCGATCAGGGAATTTAGATAAGTAAAACAGAAGTTTCTATAAGAAATCCTAACTGCGTCCTTTAGACGAAAACCATCGTTGAATAGATCTTCGACATAGTACACTTCACCAATCGACTTGTCCCTAGACGTGACTGATTTGGTCACGCTAATCGCAACATTGATAAAGGCATTTCCGTCTATTACTAGGTGCATCTTAGTTTTCTTCTTTTGGTTGTTCTGGTGAAACTTTTCTTAATACTCGAATGGCAGCGGCTAGTGTCTCAGCTTCAAGAAGCCCATACGCTCCTTTCTTTTGAGCAAAATTGGCAGATGCTACAAGTATGTATACAGCCTGATCTGGAGTAAGATTACGTATGAAGTTCTCATACGCCTCGTCATCCTTATATCCAATTATCCCAAATAGAACGTTGTTTGGATCGACTTGAGACTGTTGCTCAGCATTAGCCTCTTCTGTTTTTTGTACTTCAGTTTGTGCTTCTTCCATGGGTTCTTATAGATTTTTGAATAATGAATCGTATTCATCATCGCTAGAGTCAGAAGAGTCTTCAAATACGGATTCTTCTTTTTTAGCTGAAGGCTCGCTTGAAAAAACTAGGTCTTCAGAAGAATCTTTCATTGGATTAGAAGAAGGTGCAGAAGAACCTGTTGATCTAGAACCTGACATTCTAGCTCTTAGTAATTCGTTCATTCTTGTGTCTTTGCTTCTATCTAAGACCATATTGATGATTTCTCTTTGTGGAATCGCAGCAAGGATTGCTTCTGCAACTCTTTCGAAATCTTCTTCTTTCCAATCTTGATGTAAATAGTCATCAAACTTAGGGGTGTTCTTAGTCAAGAATTCGTTTACGAGTTTGACTGACTTTTCGCTGTTTTCAACAACTACTTGAGTGTCACCAATCTTGAATACTAGAGGAGTAACGTCGTCCATGAACTTACATTTGCTCCAATCTCTGAATTCCTTGGTCTTTTTACCTACTACACAAAGGAAGTCTTTTCCTTCTAATAGGTGATATGGGTTTATCTTTCTAGATAGTGACATTCCGTCAACTTCTTCAGGGTTTACCATCTGGTCGATCAACTGGTCGATCTGATTTCTAAACTTAAACACTTTAAGGTGTCCTTCTAGATCAGGTCTTTGTGGATCTTTTTTGATGTAAACAACTGAGTGGTGAGTGTACCATCTAGAAAAACGAGATTCGATGTCTTTAACTAGATCCGGTTCTTCTTTTTTCAAGGATCTTAGAACTGATTCAATAGTCCACAGGATTGAAGGATTGCCTACGTTTGATGGACAATCTACAATCACTGACTCCTTGGTTAATGGGTTCCAAAACTTAGCTGTGTACTTTGTGTACTTGCTTTTTGTTTTGTCAAAGATGTAAGGTACGAATCTGAAAACTGACTTATACGAACCATTGTGTGCGTTCGGATCTGGGTCATAAACATTCTCATCTACTTTTCTACTGTTCGAAGACTGTTTCTGCTTTGAGAAAGTGTCCTCTGGTAAATCAAAGAAATCTGTCATAGTAAATTTTTTTATTTTTTTTATTTTTATTATTGTACTTAAACAACGTTAATAGTTTTACATTAAAGACAAAAAATGCCTCAAAAAGAGGCATTTCTTACTAAAATTAAGATATTTTAGATTAGGCAGGGGTCTTTGTAGCATCAACTAATTGCTGACGTAAATTCTTGGCTCCTTCTTGGATTTTTGTCATTTCAGCTTTAACTGCTGGATGCTTAATCGCTTTACGAATGTCTTGCATTTTCTTTTTAAGACGGTTTCCAGCGCTTCTTACACCTTTTCCATAGTATTTTTGAGCATCTTCTTCAGCAGACTCAAGGATCTCAAGGATCGGTGAAAATATAGCAGACTGTGCAGCAGCAATTTCAGCTTTTAATTTTTCAAAATCATTCATAACAATTTCTTTTTCTTATATTTTACTAGAAAAAGATGTATGGTTTTAGATTGAGTTAATTATTTTGTCTGCTTTTGGTGAAAATTCTGAATCTGGATAACGTTCAATCGCGTGAGTTATCCAAGTTCTCATAGTTGTTTCAAACTCTTTTAAGCTTATGTACTTGCTTTTTACAAAAGGTCTAAGATATTCATAGAAGATGACGTCTAGTGGCTTTCCTTCCTCTATGGAACGTGAATACATTCCTTTAACCATTGATTCTATTTCTTCAGGTAAAAGAAAGTAAGCGTTGCTCTTTTTTGCGGCCTTACGTTCATCGTTACTAGAAACATTTACGTTTGGATGATCTCTGTTTATTCCTACCTGATCTAAGTGATTGGTTTCATGGGATAATATGTCTACTAGTCGGTAATAAAGGTTAGAATAACAAGAAGGTTCCTTTTTTGGATTCATGATTATGTGAAACTCGATTCTAGGAATTAGCATTCCTTTTTTGTTCATCTTGGTGTTCGCATCGATCATGTAGCCCTTTTCCTTAAAGTTTATTTCCTCCCAAGGAAGGTCATTAAAGTGAGAGTCTGATTTTGTTTCTGAAATAGAGCTACGTTTGACATATAAGATCAAATCAAACATGAAAGGTTCCGTAAATTCCATTCCAGAAAACTCTACATAGTCATCACCGTCCATTGAGCGTGAGCTCTTTATCTTTTCAATCAGGCTATGTACAGTATCTTTAATAAACTTTGATTCTGCGCCTTCGCTTTCATTGACAAACTGTATGAACGACATTAACTTCATTTTTTGATTCTAATGAAAGTGACGTTTATTGCATTAGTAGTGGGAGAACCGTCTTGCGTAAAGACTACTTCCATAACGGCTTCCTTGTTACCAAACACGCTAGTTGTCACAGCATTTTTTAGCTTTTCAATAAAGGTCAAGTCAGTATCAGCCAAGTTGGTCTTTTTACCTTTGACTATTTCCATTAGATTTTTTTGCTTTACCTCAAGGTCAGAGTCAGTATGCTTCTGTTTTTCACCAGAAATAACGTTCTTTTTTATCCACTCTTGAAGTTCAGGTTCAGTAGTAGAATAAGTTGGATATTCTATGACTACGCTACCGTCTGGATACTTACGACGACGAATTCCATCATCTTCTTTGTCTCCAATAAAAGCAAAAAGATATTCTTTAGGAGGAGCAGGTGCTGCTCCAGCCGCTGCAGGATCACCTGGCATCGGAGGAAGTGCTTGTTCAGTTATGTACTGTTTATAGTCCTTTAAGTGCTTCATTTCTTGCTGGCAACACTGCCGTAATTTTTAAACATGTTTCGATTGACCATTTTAGGCTTAGCGTCTTCGTATTTAGAATTAACTTCAAGACCTATGATCGCACCTTCATTTTTATCGATTACTCTGTATCGAACAGTTCGGTATAGAAACTCATCACCATCTTTTAACTTATCGAATTCTTTGTCCAATTGTTTTAATACTTCTGGGTCTCGATCTTCGAATATAAACTCACTAAAACTAGGAATCATGATGGATTGTTTTTTATTATTTATCCATCACAGGCCAAACAATCTACTGTAGCACGAGCTGCAATGTCTCCCCTAAGGACAGACTCAGTTCTCATGTAGTATAAAGTCTTAACTCCCATGTTATATGCCTCCAGGTGTACCTGATTAATGAACTTAGGTTCAGCCTCAGTTGGAAAAGCAAGGTTTAATGAAACTGCTTGATCTATGTATTGTTGTCTGATTCCAGCCTGTCGAACTAGCTCTAATTGGTTTATCTCCTTGAACGTTAAATAAACTTCCTTTAGAGAGATATAGTTGTCCTGCTCTATCTTATCAAGCTTTGCTCTTTTTGAAGTAGTTATTGGATTAGATATTTCACCTAATTTTACCCAATAATTATCCATAAAGTCTAATCCTTGAACGGATCCGCCGTCTTGTAAGATTTGGTTCCAAACGTCTTCATTGTTGTGCCCTATCTTTTCAAGAACTCTTTCTAAAGTAGGATTCTTACGAATGAAAGTACCCTTTGCGGTCTGTTCGGTAAAGACGTTAGCTGCCCAAGGTTCGATTCCAGCAGAAACATTACCTGCAAGCTTTGAATTAGAAACAGTTGGTGCGATTGCTCGTAAGTGAGTGTTTCTCATTCCTGTACCAGAACACCATAACGGCTCTCCTAATTCTCTTGCCATGTCTCTAGAAGCTCTTTCGCTTTCTATCTTTAACTGTGAGAATATCTTACGGGTCTCAAACTGAGCGGCTAGTGAATCGAATGGAATGTTTTTAACTTGTAAGTAAGTGTGCCAACCTAAGACACCTAAACCCAATGCTCTACCCTTTTGAGCAGACCTAACTGAGTTATCAAAGCCTCTCATGTATTTAGCACGTTGAATGAACTCTTCAAGAACACCGTCTAAGAACCAAGTGGCAGTATAGATTAGGTCTGAATCTTTCCATTCCTCATATCTTGCTAAGTTCAATGAAGATAGACAACATACGAATGAGTGATTTTCATCAGTGTGTAAGGTGATTTCACTACAGATGTTAGTCATATAGACTTTAAGTCCGTTTTTCTTGTATGCTTCTGGATTCTGACGGTTGATGTTACCTTTGTACATTATGTAAGGTTCACCGGTTGCCTTTCTCTTTTTAAGAACGGCTGCCCATCTTCTTCGTGACTCCTTGTCTCCTTGATCAACCTTATTCATAAAGTCGTCGGAGATCACTACACATTGGTGAAGGTTAAGACACTGACGGTTAATATCGCCTTTAGGCTCTCTAATCTCTAACCAGTCCCAAAAGTCTCCATGTTCAATGTCTATGTTTACTGAGGCTGCTCCTCTTCTGACTGATCCTTGGTTTGTAGCAAGAACCGCAGAATCGTAGATCTTACAGAATGGAACTACACCGTCTGATGTACCGTTTTGAGAAATTATAGAACCTGCTTGTCTGATTTGATTCACACCTATTCCTACTCCACCTCCGTGTTTAGCTAATAACATCATTTCAAGGTTCTTACCTCCAATGTCTGCAATCGAGTCAGCGACGTCTATTCCAAAACAAGAGATAGGTAGGCCTCTTTCAGTACCGGTGTTTGAGAATACTGGAGTGGCTAGATTTAACCAGCCTTTCCACATATAATCAAAGAACTTTGATGCAAGTTCAGGTTTTTTAAGTCGCTTAGCGACGGTTGTTGCTACTCTCCAATACGCGTCCTTTGGAGTCTCTCCTTCTAATAAGTAACCTCTAGATACTGTCTTTACGTAAACTTCTGTGTTTGCCCAAACTGGGAAATGTACTCCTACTTCCCAACCTAATGCTTCTCCGTGATTTTTTTCTTTTTCTTCCACTTTATGATTTTTTATTTTTAGCTAAATAATGAGTCTTCGTCCCAATCTTCGTTTTCACCAGCCTTTGCGTAATCAGTAGGTCTGATTGCAAAGAAGTCGGTATGTGTGTGTCCTCCAGTAAGGTGATAGAACCAATTGAGCTCTTCTGCTGATTTTACGTCGTAAGAAAAGATAGGATCGTATCCTAATTCAACAAGCTTTTCATTGCCTCTTCTAAAGATGAAGTTTTTTAGGTCCTCAGCCTTAAGGTTTTCTAGGTCTCCCATTTCAAACATCTTATCGATGAATTTGATCTCCATGTCAACCATTAAGCCAGCAGCTTCTTCTACTTCTGATCTAACTGATTCTTTTAGTTCAGGGTATTCTTCGCACATGTGTCTAAAGAGTTGACATCCCATTTTTGAGTGTAATGACTCGTCTCTAACTGACCATTTCATCTGTTGACCTATTCCTTTAAGAAAGTTTCTCATTTGAAAAGAGTAAAGCACCGCGAATGAAGAATAGAGGGACACTCCTTCGGCAAATGCGGAAAATATAGCTAACGATCTTGCTACCTCCTTACGGGCATCTGCTGAGTTCTGAAGGTCCTCGTGAGTGTAATCGTTAGTAGTCTCTACCAAAAACTCGAACTTTTCTGCTGTTGAAGGCTCATGTAAGAAGGCTTTAAAGTCTTCTAGGCCTAAAGTTTCATTCAAGTAAGAATAAGCGGTTGCGTGTATTGTTTCCTGAGAACCAAACAACATGGCCATTTGTCTGATTTCATGCTTAGGAAACCACTTAGTGACCATACCTGTCCAGTAATCTGATACTGCACACTCAGTCTGTGCAAATCCTAATAAGATGTTTCCAACTAAGTTTTTTTCAGACTGACTAAGTCTTTCGTTCCAATCCTTGACGTCTCCTTGCATTGAGATCTCAGTGTGTAGCCAAAAGGCTTGTGCTTGTTTTAACCAACCTTCGGTGTAATAGATTGGAAATTCAAAGGGTTTGTATTCTATTCTTTCTTGAAATAGTTTCGATGCCATGTTTTTAATTTTTTTAGACAGCACGGCCTTACTATCAGCCGTGCTAATTGTTAGATTTTTTTACTAGAGCTACTCTTTAGATTGTTACTTGAATCTGATTCAAGATTATTTATCTGAGTCATTTCAGAGCCTTATGGAAGTTTGAAAAAATTATTGAACAAATTCCTCAGTGAACTCAAATTTTAGGTTTTTGTTGATTGGATCTACCTTAGATACTCTAACATAAGGATAACGATTTATGTTTTTCTCTAAGTCCTTTCGCTTTAAAGACACTTCAAAGCTTTCACCGTCAACTTCGATGGCAATCGAATTGTTTTTAGAGTCTACAGTGTATGCAAAGCTCTTGTTTTCAGTTCTTTCTCTTAGCTTTTGCCAAGCTAGCTTCTCGCTATTTGTGTTTTCTGGAGAAAGAGTAAAGACTATTCTAAACTGTCCTTTCTTAGAAGTGATGTCTTTTACGTAAACATCAATCTTATCTCCAGGTCTAAATGTAGATTTGGTATTTTCGTAATCTTCAAACTCAGAACTGTGAATTAGTCCTGTGAAGTATTCATCAATTTCCACAAAGACACCAAAGTCGTAAGGCTTACTGGTTAATGTTCCAGAATAAACTTGATTAAACTGAAGGTTTTCAATCATCACCGGCATCGATTGGGTGATGTATTTTTTATGTGATAGGATGAATAGATCGTTCGATTGGTCATAATTATCAACCATGACAGTAAGGGTCTTACCTAACATGTCGTTAAAGTTATGAACTACGTTTGCAGCAGCGTGTGAACCAGGAATAAAACATTCAACTTCTTTGTTGTAAAGAGCTAAATATCCACCTTTTATAAGCTTAATGATAGTCACATCAAACCAAGTATTGTTTGTTTGGTGATCAAACAGTTCGTACTTGTAAGAAACGGCTAAGGCTTTCTTCTCAGAACCAAAGTTTTCTCCATGGGTGTTTGTTTTGTACAACATGATGTAGAAACTAGGATCGTCGCTCTTAACTAGGTCCTCAATGCTATCTGAATATTCTCTAAAAGGTATTATGACATTAGCACCCGAATTTAATTCTTCAGAATAGATGACGCTATCGGTATATGAGACTTGTTTAGCCATCACTCGATAAACGCTTCCATTTATCAAGTCCTTTGTAGTAAAGTCTTCGCCTTTTTGCCAATTTCTCATAGCGTTGTACAGCTCTTGAGCATATGGTTCATGGCAATAAATCTTGACTCCTGATTTCTTGTCTTCGTCCGTTAATTTTATACCGGTATTATATTTTCCTGTCTTTCTGAACACCTCAGCGTCCACCTCAATTCGTTCTTCTGTCATTTTTGTGTATTTTAAGCTTTATACAATAGTATTTAACTGAAGTTTTAGTTAAAAAATCACTATTGTTCTTTATTTTCTTTTGATTGCTCTTCCATCAAGGTACACTCAGTCGTCAACATAAGACCCACGATAGAAACCGCGTTTTCAAGAGCTGATCTAGTAACCTTAGCTGGGTCAATGATTCCTGACTCTAACATATCAACGTATACTTGACGCTTAGCATCATATCCGTGTGTGTTATTGACTTTAGGTTCTTTGTTCTCATTAATTAAGTGATTCTTAACTAACTCAGAAGAAATTCCTGCATTTGACAAGATGGTAGCGAAAGGTGCCTCACATGCTTGGATTAGAATCTTAGCACCAAATAACTCATCTTCGCTTTCAAAATTGAGAATGTTTGTTCCTAATTCCTTTTCTAGTGCAGAACTAGCATAAAGTAGTGAGATTCCTCCACCAGGTAGGATACCTTCTTCAATCGCTGAACGGGTAGCACTCAACGCATCATCAAGTCTATCCTTTTTCTCTTTATGCTCGATTTCGCTGTATGAACCTATCTTCAATACTGCTACTCCGCCAGAGATCTTAGCAAGCCTTTCACGAAGAATCATTTTTTCTGATTCATTTTCAGTGTATTCGATTTGAGACTCAATTTCTTTTACTCTAGCCTCAATTTCAGAAGTCTCACCTTTACCGTTAACTAAGGTAGTGGAAGTAGCCGTAACTGTTGCCTTTTCACAAGAACCTAAAAGATCTCCGACTAGGCTAGGATTTACGTTAGCTAGATCGTGTCCAGCGTCTTCAGAAAGAAACGTTGCTCCAAGAATGGTAGCAATGTCTTTCAATTGATCTTTCTTGTTTTCGCCAAACCCTGGAGCTCTAACTGCGGCTGCTTCAAGCACTCCATTAATTCGGTTTAGGATCAATGCTTGTAAAGCATCACCTTCAAGAGAATCTGAGATTATCAATAACTGGGACTTTCTAGATGAAACCCAGTCTAATATGTTAACTAGACCCTTAAGGTTTTTGATTTTACCATCATATACTAAAACGTAAGGATTGCTGAACTGGACTTCCATTTTAGTGTTATGGTTAACAAAATACGGAGACATGTAGCCGCTAGCGAACTGCATACCTTCTACTAGTTCCATGTAAGTGTCATGAGTCTTACTGTCCTCAACTGTGACTACTCCATCAAACCCAACAGCTTCCATGGCGTCAGCAATGATGTTACCGATTGTAGAATCACCGTTTGCTGAAATGGTAGCAACGTTTCTTACTTGTTCAACATTGTCTACCTTAACTGCCATTTCCAATAGCTTGTCTTTGATATAGTCAGAAGCCTTATCGATTCCTCGCTTAAGATCCATAGGATCGTAGCCAGTTTCAATTAACTTGATTCCGCTATTTAGGATCGCTTGAGAAAGAACAGTTGCAGTCGTAGTACCGTCACCGGCTTCGTATGCAACGTTCGAAGCTACTTGTTTTACCATTTGTGCTCCAAGGTTTTCTACTGGATCCTTTAGGAATACTTCTCTAGCAACACTAACACCGTCTTTGGTGATTGCGTACTGTCCTTTTCTACCAAGGACAACGTTTCTTCCTTTTGGTCCAAGCGTTACTTTTACTGAATCAGCTAACGCGTCTACTCCTCTTTTTAGAGCAAGTCTTGACTCTGAACCGAATTTAATTTCTCTGGGGTTGTTACTCATAATCTGTTATCGTTTTTTTGTAAAAAGTCGTATAGTCTATCTCTTAAATCTACTATCTTATGCATCTCTGGTTTTGAATTAGGTCCTATCCAAACTAAAAAACCTCCATTTGTGACATATCCTGCCTCCTCCTGAAGTATAAGACGATATAGACTTAATTGTATAGAATATCCATTTAGGGAATTATCCCACATGTCGTCAAAGGGATATAGAAGTTTTTGGCGTCTACCTTCAGAATCTTGATCTGTGGTAAACTTCTTATTTGTCTTCCAGTCACCAACATAATTATTAGCGTTAAGTCTGAATAGTGCATCCAATGTACCGGCTATTCCCCATTTTCTGGAAAAGACTCTAAATTCTTGGTGAATTGGTGTGAACTTATGAAGGGTGCTTTCGTGAATATCTTTAAACTTTAAGACTCTTTCTAAAAAAATCTCATCGTTTACAGGAAGCTCAGGATTTAACCCATTGTAAAAGTCTTCAATCCACTTGTGAACTCTAGTACCTAAATCAAGAGCAGTATCACTAATATATTTCCATTCATTCAAGACTATGGAATGGTGAACTCCTCTTTTTTTAGCAACCTGTTTGGCTATGAAGTCTGAATCGAATTCCTTTTTGAATTGAGACAAAAAACCGGTAACAGACTTAAACGTCTGTACCGGTTTCATGGTTGAGGGATCTAAATAAGTGTACGTATGGAATTCTTCGTTAAAAACGAAGTTAGGATCTAAGAAATATTCGAGATTTGATTCCAATAGTAATTATGCTTGATATGCATAATCTTCTACTATGGAAAGTCCAGAAAGTTTTAATAAAATGTTAGCAGTTGTCAATACATCACGCTCACAATACTTGGTGATCTCATCAAGTCGACCATCCCAAAAGTACGTGTTGACTTCTGATCCTTGTAACTCTTCCTTTGGGGAGTCTAAACCGATTGACGTGGCTAAAAGATCTAATGATGTAAATCCTTCTTGCCATGCACCAAAGCTCCAAACCTCAGACGTATCGATGAAAGGCATTTCCCAAGGCTTAAGGTTGTGAACTAAGAGTCCTTTAGGTAGGGAATTTTCGTTAATTAAAAGCCTCTTACACATCATAGGAACGTCAAACCTCTTGATGTTGTGACCTATGAACTTTAGGTTGAAGAACTTTTCAAATACTTTGTGAATTCCTTCAAGTACTTCTGATTCATTTTCGCTTGCATAGCTCTTCATGATTAAGGCAGGACCGTCTTCAGTCCAACTCAATCTTGCAAAACTAGCGCAAACTATTCTTGCAAACTCAGGAGTCAAGGCTGCTTTTTCCACATAAAGCTGTTCATCGGTAAGATCTTTGTTTTCCTCGAATCGAGCTCTAAGATATTCGCATCGCTTGGACCAAAGTTCAGCTTTCTTTGGATTGGCCATGACTAATCTGTCTAGCGAGAAGTGTTCAGCTGCAGTCTCAAGATCAAAGAATACTGCTTTTGTTAGTTCAGATTGACTGTACATTTTATTATTTTTTAATTTTAGTTTTTATACTAGTTTTAAGCCATTGAGTTCTCTTCAAACTCAAAAGGGATTGGTGCTTCCCTAAGCTCACTATCTTCACGATATCGTAAGATGGATAGATCTTTGGCTTTAGATTCGACCTCGATATCGACAGTTAAATCATACGAAGGTATCTTTTCATAGACGTAATCGGCATGTGAACGGTTGATGACGCTTGAGTCCTCATAAAGAGCCTTTGAGCTTGAGTAGTGCTGTAAAGGAGTGAAGCCATGCCAAGTAGAAGCAGCGAGGTAAGCAGCGTCTCTTGCGGAAAGCCCACCGGTACAGAAACGGTGATGTAGGTGATCGAACGTGATTGGACAGCCGACTACTTTATAGACACCATCATAAAGGTCCTTGACTGAGTATTGGCTTGCCTTGTCATCGTTTTCCACGACCAAACGCGCTTGCGTGTGGGGGGCCAAGCGCTTGAAGTTTTCACAGAACCTAGTGAGAGCTGATTCCTTGTCACCATATGAACCACCGATGTGGATGTTGATGGGGGAACGATAGTCTTTAGGTAGACCCATTAGGTTCATTATGTTTGAATGCTGGTCTAGGTCCCAAATGGTCTTTTCGACTATGCTGTCGCTTGGGGAGGCAAGAACGTCAAACTGACCAGGATGAAAGGATATTCGCATGTCGTTTTGGGAAACGAACTGACCTACCTTGGTAGCAACCTTGGCGATCTCATAAAAGTCAGGAAGTTCCTGTAGGGAATACTCGCTCATCCAAGGAAAGATGTCAGAAGACATTCGATAGATTTTGATGTCATTTTGACGATTCCATTCCAAGATCTTAAGAAGATCATTTAGGTTGGCCAGCGCAAGAGCACTGGCATGGGCAATTCCCTTTTCTTGCCAAGTCTTTTTTATCATTCCACGATTGATTGTGATTCCCTCATCCTTGAGAGAAAGGTTTATACAGCAGTAGCCGAGTCTTATTGTCATATGGCTATAATACTAAGAATTAGGGGAATTTTAAAATTGCGACGTCCCGTGCGCGGGTACTACTAAAGTATCTTATAGAGTAATAAATTAAAGTAGCTATTAGAGTACTATTTACTATTATAGTACTACTAGAGTATACCCGCCCGCCATCCCTTTATACTGTGAAAAATTTCGGTGGTTTTAGATAAATATAGATTAGGTAGAAAACTTTTTCCAAAAATTTCAGTACAAAACTACAATTAAAAAACATCAATAGATGAATGACTATTGTCAGCATTGACTTTTCTATACTTTACCCAGGAATCTGTATAGTAAAGGACTTTAAGGATTTTAAGTGGTCAGCGATAGTCAACACTAAAATCACAAAAAAGGAAAAGGAAAACCTAGACGCTTTAACTAAGCTATATCCTAATCTCTCAATAAACTACACAAGTAGTAAAAGAAAAACTGAGGCAGAATATCATCTTACTGAGAGAACCAAGCTAATCAATTATCAGGAACTAATAGACTTGATCATCAAGGAAATCCTAGAGAAGACCGACGATGATAACATCATTTGTGCTATAGAAGGAATATCTTATGGATCAAAGGGAAACGCATTAGTCGATATCTCACAATCTACTGGAATATTAAAGATCAAGCTCATCGAAGAGGTCCTAAAGAACCAGCACGAAAGGCTGTTTGTCTTTAGTCCTAGCGAGTTAAAAAACGCTATAGGCGCCAAAGGTAATGCAGGAAAGTTAGACATCTTCAATAAGTTTAAGACTGATCCCGTCATAGAATCAGTAAAAGAGTCAGACCTCTTTAAGGCAGTAAATTCCCAGAAATGGATCCAAAACGGAGAAAAGATAGTTTCTCCAATAATAGACATGGTAGACTCCTACTTAGGGGTTGCAAAAATCTACCAGCTATCAAAATAACCAATAAAAATGGCTAGAAAAAAGAAGGGCGATGCTCATTACATCAACAACAAAGAATTTACCCAAGACATCATAGACTGTAAAAAGAACGGAGAGCTTTCCGATTATTCGGTCTCTTGTTTCATAAGCCTAGCAAATAGGGCAGTGGACCGTCTTTATTTTAGAGACTATAGAGACAGGGAAGACTGCATACAGTCTGCGATAATCGACTGTTTAAAGTATTGGAAAAGCTTTGATGAGACCAAGACCTCAACTCCAAACGCCTTCTCTTATTTCACACAGATCTGTAAGAACGGTTATGCTAAGGAATGGAAAAAGATCCATAAAAAGACGGGCTTAGACCCTAGCGATAAGTTAGAATTCATATCACTAAATATGAGTGGCGAAAATTCCGTCTATAGCATATAAGTTTTATCGCTGGATAAATAATCTAGAGAAAAGACAAAGAGATGACAGTTCAAAACCTACAGTTTTTTGATAAGTTTGGGGAAAACCTAAACCTAGTGTTCGATAATGAGCTATCAGCGTGGGTTGGGACCATCTATTTTGAGCAAATCTCAGTCAGCGTATTTGAAAACGAAAACCTATTCATCCTAGAAAAGGTTGGAGCCAACTATAAGTTTCCTACGTTAGGTAACGGTGAGTTCTTTAAGTTTTCATGGGAATCTAACCTTAACTCTTCTCAATTTTTCATCTATGAGGTCGTTCAAGACCTAGAAATCAATGAAAACTTCATTAACAAGGTCGATAGTAAGACGGTCTCTCACTCAGACTTTAACACTGGGTCGACTTCTGCGCTAGACCTTAAGTTTCCAATGCAAGTCAACATTGCGTTTAACCCAGACGATGAAAAAAGGTTTGAAAGGACCCTTTTGATTCACTATAACTCCACCCTAATCGCTAAAATAGGCTTTTATGGTGAAGGTGAGGACGAAGAAGAACGATTTAAGGTCTGGTTGGAAAACTTTGGGATAAAATTCCTAAGAGAGGACGCAAATATCCTAAAAGACTACGACATTAAGGAAGCAAACCCTAACTTAGAGGCTTTAAACCAAATTCGTAAGGAACTTTTAGTAAACCGTGAGGAAATATATCCTTACATCGGTACATATAAAGGTTTGATCAACTTTGTCAACATCTTAGGCTATAAGGACGTCCTTAGGGTGAAAGAGTATTGGCAAAACGTTAACACTAACTCATCTTATTTCAATAAGCTCAACCTGGTCGACATCACAGACTACTTGGATGATGGAAAGATCGATTCTTTGGACCTAGTCGACGCTGGAAGCGCCTTAAAGAGCGGTAGACAGTTTAAAAAGACCGAATTTTTAGCCCTAGTTTACGAATTCATTCAAGAGACTGGAGACTTTGACGATGACGGTATTCCAATCACCCAAGAGACCACTCAGTTTACGGTAGATGAGATATTTTACAAGCTAGATAAGCTAAATAAAAAGCTAAAGAACGAGTTTTTACCGATAAACGTAAAGATCAAGGATATAATCGGTGAGTTCCTATATTTTCAAAAGGTAACAATCAATTACTGGACGGATTCTACCATAATCTACGACTATTCTCTAAACGAGGCAGTCAAAGTATTAAACTATCCAGACACTAAACACACTAATCTATTGGTTAGGGACCTTTCTCCCCTATATCGAAAGAAAGAGGCTGCTGGAATCGATTTTGGAGTGGTAAGATTCAATGAGTCTAGCCAAGATCCATATGAAAACAGTCAACGTTGGACAAAGTCTCAAATTCCAGGAATGGTCGAATACATCGAGAAGTTTTATGATGAGATTAGGGACCAACGTTATCCTGATCTTAATGCAAGATTTAGCTGGGAGTATGGTGATGATCCTCAAAAGCCAATCGGTGCACCGATCGTTCTTTCTCTAGACCTAGCTAAACTCACAGTGATGGATCTTAAGGGAGTAAAGTTAGAAGACTTAGACTCGATTGCTGCTGGTCTCGATCCATATTGGACTCTTGAGAACATCGATTACCGAAACTATTATGAAATCAACTGGAAGATCACAAAACCTTCCCCAAATCCCTATAATTTTGAATATAGAGGCAAGGTAGTTGACATAAACACGCTTCCACACTTCCTACCGACGTCTGGCGAATACAGAATCACGGCTGAACTCTATGATTTTTGTGGAAATATCAGCGTTTTTTCAAAGCTAGTCACAGTTACTGAACAGTTAACTCCAGAAATAGTCGGATTTACTAGGCTTGAGGACAAGTTCAACTATTCAATAGGTAACTTAGCTAACGTTCAGCTTCAAGACTTTGGTGCAAACCCTTTATACTTTCCAAGAGTAAACGTTCTTGACTTTGAGGGCATATCTACTCAAGTAAACATTTACAAAAACCTAATGGAATGGGCAGCGTTCTATAAGAATCGATATGGAATGGGCCAAAACCTATATGATGTTGAGATATATGATGAGGACACTGACACTTACGTTCCATACACATCACCGTTACAGACCAATCCTAGAAAAAGGGATTGGGGACTAGGTGAAGGTGACATCCCAATCAAGTTTAAGGATGTTCGGGACATGCAACTTAAGAGCCTTTATTGGATGAGGCTTAGCGACCTAGTCTACTTAGACGATTTTAACGCAGGTTTCTACATATCTAAGCCTGCTCCAGGCAAGGTAATTAGAATGTCGTTATTTTCAGACTATACTATACCTCAATATCAAAATCTTACACAGCTAGCCCAGATACTCAATGCTAGTGATCATCCAGGGATTAGACTATTCAACTATTCAGTGGTAAATAACGTGATCCACGCTAGAGCAGAGTACCTAAGCAAAGAAATGTATCACATACTCTTTTCTCCAGGTGCAGGAAGCCCAACGACTAGCCCTTCACCAGGACTAGTTAATGCTGGAGTTGATGAATACACTTTCTTTTTACCAAAAAAAGTTCACTCAAACAAGGCAGTAAACTTCTTGAAGTCAGTCTCTCCAATATTTGATGAAGAGACTCTATTCTTATTAGCTAAAACCAGTGATCTATTGAATGGAAACGTTCAGGACCCTCAATTCTGGGTTGAACAAAAATATTGGACCTTTGAGAACGACAAACAGAGAGGTCACCTTCCTACAGTAATAGATCAAAACGCTTTTAACTTTACAAGCGTAAAGATATTTAAGGAGTCATTCGTCATTCCCGAAAACGGAATTGTCTTTTTTGTGATAAACAATATAGACGGCAAAAACGAATTCATTTGGACCCTACGTGATGAACCTAATAATGAAACCATAATCAAAGTAAGATCAGTTCCTTTCTTTGCATGGAAATTCAAAGACATAGGAACTTACACTCTTTCAGTCGAAGTGCTAGATTCAAATGGAACTAGTTACGAAAACTCAGTAAAAAATCTAGTAAGAGTCCTAGACAAGGAAGATTATGTTTCTTACACTGAGTCACGATTAAACCAAAGGAAAAACCAGTTAATGAATAACTGACTAAAGATTTAATAAATAACTAAAAATAATAAAAAACAATGGCGTTTACACCAGTTTCTTTACCAATTCAAGAGATCCTTTTAAGTGATTTTGTTACGGATGTTGCTAGCATAAGTAACACCAATGACTTGCTTCTCAAAGATAAGCTAGAGGACTTGATCAACATATTTGAGATGGACTTAAACACTATCTCAATAGGAACAGATAACCCTATCAATTACGTAAAGGCTGGAACAGTCATTGCGCAAGGCACAGGATTCATCTTCCAAACAAATGCACCAGTTCAAGTAATTTCAAAGATCGAAAAAAATGTTAGCAACGAATCAGTCTTCACCATTGACCGCATCAACGCTAACCTTTCCATCGATTCTGATGAAATAACAACTAATGACTTGACGGTAAACACAGCTCTTGTTTCTGATGGAACTTCTACCTTCAATTCAAGCGTTACTTTGGCAGGTCAATTCATAGAGTCAAAAGAATCTGTTACTTTAGACCTTACTAAGACGAGTGCGACTGAAGGTTCAGCTAGACTGACTTTAACTAGTTCTTCTAAGAAAAACATATTCGTTACTCTTAAGGCAACGACTGCACCTACCTTGAATCCAGTATACGATGGAATTTCTGCAATCACTGCAGGTATCATAGGTCTTTCTTTATACATTGACTTTGATGCGACTAACCCACCTGCTGCAAACTCAAGCTTTACCATCTATATCGTTGACGTCACTGAAGAATTCTCAGCTACTTCAATAATTTCAGCAGTCACTACAGGTGCATTGCCTGTAGTAATAAATGGAGGAACTAACTTAAATGCAGGACCGTCTGTTGCAATCATCATGCATGATAACGTAAACGCAGTTGGAATAAACCCTGCAAGTACAGTGGTTGGACACAACCAGCTTTCTCAATACGGACAAAACGCATCTCTACTATACATAGTTGACCAAAACTCTGATGACCGCTTAGTTGTTACTGGCCTAGTCGGAATGGAGTTCTTCTAATAAAAAATCTTTAAGCTAAATGGCAGTAACTCCTTTAATAAAGCCAGTACAAGACAAGAAGGGTATCTTCTACAGCTTTCAAAGCGCACTGGAAGACATTAATATAACCTTAAGTAACAGCGAAAATGCTGTTAGGTTCTCGAAGTTTGCTCTATTAAGGATTCCTGAAATAGGCGATCCAAACACTTTAGCGACCGACAATAAAATACAGTTTCTTTCTCCTGGTGAGACTCCTCTAATTGAGGGACTTAATCCAGACAACAACGTAAACCTTGCTGAAAGCTTTCAAAACTATGCCTTAAACTTTGAGTCATTGTTATTGAGTAGAAGCCAATACAAGAAAAACGAAAAGTTAACGGTTTCTGAAAGAGTCTTCTTTAAGTGGCTTAAAGAATTAGGAGCAGTTCGTTTTCAAGACGCAAACACTCTAGAAAAAAACGTAAACGTTTTAGGGACTGAAAAAAGATTCGTTGAGAAACCTGAAGTCAATTCAACATACAACAGAGTAGTTAAATACGTTGGTGACATTGACGTTGTTAACTCATTAAAGTCTAACCAAAACTCATATACAGAGGTTTACATTCACGTTCCTACTAACGTAGGAACCACACCATACGTTCTATTTAAGTCAATTACTGACGACAACTACTTTCCTAACATGACAGTAGCTAACTTAGGAGCAGATCCTCTTAACATAGACTATTTGGCTGGTAGAAAATACAATGAGACTCACCCATTCGGTCTTTCATTAAAAGCGTTTTATGACTTAGATGATCAAAGCGTCTTAACTCAAATAAAAAACAACATCGGAGATCCTTATGTCAACGGTAACTGGTTTACACAAACTGTAAACAATTCTTACTATACGGACAACTATGGAGGAACTGGTGCATTTGACGTTGCTGCTGACCAATTCATAAATAAACAAAAAGGTTTACTAAACGTTGAATACGTTAGAAACACACTAGACGGTATATCAATCGATTTTGACCTAGCTAATTATAAGCTAGCTAGTGAGAATCCTCAAATCAAAGTATTTTCACAATTCAACGACTATGTAGCAAATAGAGACTTTGAATTTAATGCGGTTCTAGTTTATTATGATACTTATGATCCTAATAACTTAGATGCGACTGGATCCCCTGTAGATTTCAAAACAAACTTATATGGAGTTCTTTTCTTAGATAGAATCCAACAAGACGGTCTTGAATTTAAGATTCCAACCATTTCTAAGTATAAGCCTGACCCATTAAACAAAGTAAACGGTAACTCTTTCTCTTTTAAAGTAAACCTAAAACTAGATACTTCTATTGAAGACACTAAGGTTGAGAAGTCAATAAATGATTATTCAACGTTTTCATTAGAACTATTTACCGATGTCTTAACTGAGTTTAAGAATTTACAGACTAGGTATGCCGACCAGCTATTGACCATACAACAACTTACTCAAGACGTTGAGACCTTAAAGGGACTTCTTCTAAATACGGAAGACCAGGCTGAACTTGATATTAGAGTCACCAATTTAGAGACTTCTTTAATTGAAAATCAAGCCATATTTGACAATACTGGAGAACTAGTCAAAATGATAGATAACACTAATACTAAGTTAGAGTCAATCATTAATGGACAGACTAGTGTAACTATTTCATATGACATAAATGCAGTTAGAGGAGGAGACGGAATCGGCTTAGATAGAAGAACTCCAAACCGAGTAGTAATCAATAATGCTAACCAATCATATAACTTAGCTACTGACTCTCTAAGAAACGTTTTTAGTTCGAATGTGATTGTATTAAACAAGTTTTCTAACTATGTTGCTCACCAAAACAATGCAGTTCCTATATTGCTGAGCAAAGACCTATCTATTTACATAGACGATTCTAAGGTTGCTTGGGCAAACGGACAAACACTAAGGCTTGTTTTTGAGGACCCGATCGTTCCTGGAGCATTTGACATTAAACTCTATACTGATAAGTCAAACCTAATGAGCTTTGGAGAATATGGAGTACAGATTGCAGTGTTTAACGACATTGAATTTACTCCTTCTAACAATACACCTATCTTTGACATAATGTGTTTAGACATAAACACGCTAAGTTTTAAAGTAGATAAAATAAGATAAAAAATAGATGGCTGAGACTAAACACACACTATCTGACGTATTAAAAAGACTTGTTGTCGATATCGATAACATGAACTCTTTTCTATTCAGTTTACAAGACATACTTGAGTCTAAATCTGAAAACGTTTCAATCGATCAAAGAAAAGACGACGGTACTTCTAAGACGATTAACGTTCCGTCTTTTGGTTATTTAAAGGGAAAGATAGATGAGATCAATACTAATTTTGATACTTTAATCTCAGCAAATAGCAATGTAGTTGGCCTAAAGTCAGCAAACGGCGACGTTAGAAAGTTTGAACTTAAGAAGACATCACAACTCATCGCTGAACTTGAAAACGCAAGAGACACAAACCTAACCATTCCTACTAGCTTTAGAGTAAAGAACAACTGGTTCTTCGAGTCTTTTTTAAATCCTTTATTGTACGTTAGTTTAGACATCTCATCAATCTTAACGGATGATATCGATCGTTTTGCGGTAAAAAGAATCATAGTAAACTCTGCAGATGATGCAGCAAATGACTTCTTTGATCTAAACTATAGAGGAACTAATAACATTAATCTTACTCAATTAAAGAAGGATCTAGATGATAACTCAATCGATTATTTCGAAGACGATAATATCGTTGACTTAGAAACACCAGTAAATCGCTATAAGGGTTCATTTGACGTTCTTAACATACTTGAAGAGACAATAAATCAAACATTAACTAGCGGAACGACTGTTACTGTTACTAGGTTAAGATACAAGTTAGATTCATTGAGTTATACTGACGTTTTATCTGACGTATCAAATAGTAAAACGATATCAGTCGGCGATGTTTTAATAACTGTTAATGATTCTGAATATAGAGTTACTGCGATAAACACAACTGAATCTGAAGTAGTCTTAGAAAGAATATTTGGAATCGATCCGATAACGATCGGCGCAGACATTTTACGACTTAAACCTACGCCATATCGAGTTCCTGAATTAGCAGTAAACGTAGGATTTAACGAAAGAGAAATAGTTTTCATCAAGCCTATAAGCAAAGCTCAAAACATAACAATCGATGAGTTTTCAGCAGGAGTTGCAGTCTACACTAACGAGTTAACGATTCCACTACAGGACGATAGCACAACTACTCTTGAGCAGTACTATGTAAACTTCGTTTCTGACTTTGGCTTAATCTTATTAAACTTAGCAAAAGAAAAGACTCTTCCTGCAGTATTAGGTAGCACCCCAGACGCACCAGTGTTAGACGTAAAGAACTTTAATGTCGTTCAAGTAGATCAGCACATACAGGACGATAAAAACGTCACAGACTTAAATAACAACATTAAGGAAAAAGCAGGTCTTCAAAAGGAGATAGACGAACTAAATAAAAAGATCGATTCTGTTAAGTCTAGCATCACAGCAGTTTCTAAGACGCCTAAGGAATCGCAAAGGCTTAAAAAGCAGCTCACTGATTCTCAAAAAGAAAGAGACGAAAAAACGGCTGCTCTATCCACATTAGTCACAAACATTAGCTTACAGCTTTCAACAACTCCACAGTTCGTTACCTCTAAGAAATATAAAGTAAGAGGTTTTTGGCAGATTCCAATCCCTAAGACTGGAAAATATGGAGAACAACAAATAGCTCAATTCAAGTATAGATATCGATACTTAAGCGCTTCTGGAAACCAACCTAACTCTCAACAACAAACGTTTTTAGACGTAGACGGTTCTACTAAACAGGCGACCTTTTCTTCTTGGACAGAAGTGTTAACTTCCCCTAGAAAAAAAGAGCTAGATGAAAACACTGGACTCTATAAGTGGTCTGAAGAAAACGTTACAGATGCAGACTCAGTAAACACTAACCAATTAGACATTCCAATAAGAAAGGGAGAGATAGTTGAAGTTCAAATAAAGTCTATTTCTGAAGCAGGTTGGCCGACTAATCCTGTAGAGTCAGACTGGTCTGAACCTGTACAGATACCTTTTCCGGAAAACATTCAATCTGAAGAAGAAGGAACGATCACTTCCCAAAAGGCATTTGCTGAAAAGACTAAGATCGACTTTGAAAACTCTTTAAGTGCTAGAGGAGTTGATACTCACATTGAAAATCAATTCACTCAAAACGGAAGGTTCTATTCTCACAAGGCAGAAGACATAGCGAGTGGTTTCTTTACCAATGAAGGTAACGTAATAGATATGTATGAGAAACTAAAAGCAGTTCAGTCTGCTTTAGATTCAATACAACAATCAATCACAACTGATAACGGTCTTCTAAAAGTAAGCATCATTGATTCTGATGGTAACCAGACAGAAGTCGCAAACGGAGACACAATCAACTTATTTGCAGGATACTATCGAGACCTAATAAAGGATACAACCGGTGGAACCGTCATCTATGAGGAAGGTTCGATAGTCACAAAGCAATACGCGATATCTATTCAAAATACCTCAGCCACTAGTTTAGAACTAATATCTCTACTATTTGGAGGATTAGATCAGTCTGCAAATGCATCTGATCCAGTCGCAAATCCAGACCAAGACTATCACGTAAACCGTAGATACGATATCGTTCCGATCGGAGTGAACTCTAATCCAGTTCCTGAGATAGGAAACATTAAACAGATAGCAAGCACTCAATCTTCTCAAGTTAGAAGCCAATTCGTTCATTCTAGAATAAGAAACTATGGACTTTCTGAGGAGATTTATGTACCTAGCACACCGTCTAGTGACTATCTATTAGCTTCGTCTTATGCTACAGGTTCTTCCACTGCATATCGTGGTCAAACCGTAGGCACTACGTTAGTTCCATACAACTGGGGTCACTACTTACCGTTTAATCCAAATTATGCGGTCCCTGGAACCAGCGTAAATCCTAAGGTTTGGAACGGTACTACTAACTCTACCGGAAAACCAGTAGGAGGCGGATATCTTACTGAATTCTGTATCTTCCTTGCCCATCCGGAATTAAGAACTTACGGCAATAACTTCAACTCGTCTTACTTGATTTCTAACATCATTGATAAGTTTAGACCTAACTTTACGATGGCTGTGCCTCCTACTATTGATACTGATTCTCCACAAGCATACTTGCCTTTTGCTCATGCGCTTCACATGGAGACTTCTGTTTCTGAAATAACTAACGCGTTTGGCGTAGAATATTACAAACAAGCAACTCGAGTTACGCCGAATACTCCTACTACGTCTACTTCTAGGAACGATTCACACTATCCGATTAAGCTTGGATTTAATCCAAATGATGCTTTCTTGGTAGGTAAATATACTTGTGGTTCTTACTTATACCTTTTCCCAACTAATTATGAATCAGTTTCAGTTGAAGGTAATTTCCCAGCAAGATCAACTAAGACTGTTAAGTTTGGACCTGAAAATGCACTAAACATTCCAGTAATATTCCAATTTAGATGTTCGGATGCACTAGGATATGTTGGAGGATTTAGAACCGCTTCAACTTTAACCAATATAAAATATACAAAGAAACTAGGAGTTGACATCATCTTAAAGGATGATACTCCCTTCTCTTTTGACCTACAGGTTAGCGCACAATACGCTAAGGAGACTGCAATCGATGCACCATTGGTTCAAAGCACAGGGACAATAATTAGATTCTAAAATACTTTCATAAGATACGATGCGCGAATTACAGTATACCAAGGTTTTGAAGAATGATTCTAGTTTTCAGCTAGTTAGAACAAATCCTAAGCTTACTGGTAACGTTAAGCTTGCAGTCAATGAAAAAGGTGACATGTATCTTAATGCGATCAAAGCAAACCTAGAATTATCAAATGACGATTATTCAAAGTTTCCAGTGGATCCAAACAGGTCTCATGCAGCAAACCTATTCTATTTCTTTAAGGGTGGATCTACTCCAAATGAAATCATATTTGACTTGAACGAGCAAGTTGACCTGTTTAAAACCTCAAAGAACTTTAAGGACCAATATGATTTTTCTCATTACTTCAGCGGTGCAAAATATTTAGCATCAAATAAGTATGAAGAAAGAATGAGCTATTTTGCTCCTCTTTACCTAAAAAAAGAAGTACCTAACTACTTTGTAGTATTCAAGATCGAAGACCCTTTGAATGACGTAGCAAGCGCAGTGAAGTCTGCCTATGAGTCAGGAGACGATAAAGGTCAATACATGTTAGACTTCTTCAAGAAGGCGACCATAATTAAAACATTTGACTTAAGACCTGAAACCACTGTCGGTAAATACATTAGGACCTATATCGAAGACATAAACTTTCCAATAAGTCCCTTGACAGTTTCTTTTGAAGAGGATGATTTTACTTCATGGAACGGTGTACTAGTGAATGATGGAGTCTTAGGAAGCAAAGGAGAATACTTATATGAGTTCTATCAAAACTCATATCCTTTAAAGTTTTTTGAACAAAACATGACAGATGGATTTTCAAGAAACGGAGTAATATTTCCAAACATCCTAAACTTAGAGTTCATATTCAATGATGATTCTTCTGAAAAATACGATTTTAATCGTTATTTTGGAATGTACGTAAACTCATTAGAAGTAACTAGCTTGGAACTTGACATAAAACGAGTTTATTTAGAAAGGTCTACTTGGGAAAACACACCAGTTCCAAAAAGAGAATACTTAGAAACGGATGAAGTAGTCATTATTCAAGAGAATACGGATGGCGTACAACTGCCTTATAAGAACTCAATAGCAAACCTTTCAGAATTCAATGAAGGTTTTACTAGTTCATCTTTAATATATTTTAACTACTTACAAGACAAGGATGGCGGTTTACATCTACTTAAAACTACGCCAGACTACATAGTCGATTATTCAGAAGAAAGGCTAGCTGATCTAAGTTATTCAGTATCTACTGGTAAAGTAACCGCTACTCTAGACTCCCATGGATATTCTACTGGAGATATTGCCGTGATCGACTCTATCCAAGATTCAAGCTATTCTGGAGAGTTTATGATAACTGTGATCGATGAGGACACTTTTACTTATCCAGTTTTAGGAGGAGTCACAAGTTCACCAGTTAGCGGAACAAGTAAGATAGAATTGAAGAGCGGAAAACTTAGGCTTTCTGACAAAAACGTAGATATGGGACTCTTCTTTGGTCAAAGCAGAAACCTATTTTTACAAGATGACGGTTTTTCTACAACGATCGGCGGACACTCTCATTTAGCCATAAAGCTAACTTCCAATCCTTCTAACCTAGATGAAATAAAGCTATACCACCCTAAGGGTAGTAGACAAGATACAAACGGTAAATATGAGTTAATAGTCGCAACTTCAAATTATTCATTGGTTCCAGACTCTGGAGATTTTTACGTATACAACGACTTTGACATAACTGCAGGAAACGATGTTTTCTATTTTAATTCTACTGGATATTTGACTGAGGTCGCAACTGCATTAGCTGGTTGTATAAACGGGATGCGAAACTCACAGTTTACTGCATACGTATACAAAGAATACGTCTTCATTAAGCTAAATATCCCTGGCGACTTCGACGGCTTACATAAACTTACGTTTAACTCACCGTCTAACAATTATTCACCATTCACCATAAATGAGATCGTTGACATTGAAAACAAAGTATTTAATTTCGAAGGTGGTTCTCCTGAAACAGGTAACCGACTTATCATAGATGCAGGTCACTTACAAAAGATACAGGACAACTTAGACTCAATCTTAGTTAAGACTTCAAATAGCTGGTCAAAGATCAGAAAGGTTTCTAAGTACATAGATCTTATCACAGAAAAGAACTTAGCTACGCCTTCTTCAGTTGACAACTCGCTCGGAGACTATTTAGGTAAGATAGCTATCGTATTGGAGGAAAACGAGACTCCGACGATTAGATACACACAATTCACAATGAGACCCAAGTTCAAGCCTTCGTTTGGACTAATCTCAATGTTCCCAATCAAAGACTTAGACTTTGACTTCTATGCTAGTGACTATGCAAATTTTCCAGAGATAGACCTTTACAATTATTATTTTATACCTGAGGGTCAGAAAATAATGACGCAAGACTACAAATACGAAGTCATTGGCGCAGGCGTAATTGAGGTGGAAGGAACACAATATTCTGCAGGAACTCCAATCATATTGGCAGGTCCAACCGCATCGTATTCAATAGTTTCTGGAAATCCTCTTGTGACCTATTACACGGATTACACAACAATAGGCGAAAACAGGACCACTCCAATAAATGATGAAAATAACGAACTAAAGGATTTCCAAGGATTCTCAATCCTTAAAGATCCAAATAAAGTAGTTCCACAGTCTGCCACGATAGAATATCAATTAAAGACTAAGTTCTTAAACGGTCTTACGCAGACAGAATATGATTTCTACAAAGAAAATGATTCTTTGGATTTTGCAGTAAGATCCAAGATTTTACCTTACATAACTAAGTGGGGAATACTTGAAGGTAAGGATTCTAGAGATAACCAATATCGATTGAATACTGAGATAGTTTTTGGTAGAAATAACTTTTCTCCTGACCAAGAAGATAAGACTCAAAACCCACTTAATTTTACTCATGAATGGTTTTACATAGAGTCAATCTTCAATTATGTAAATGATCCAGAGACGATAAAGTTAAATTACAACTATTTTGAAACTCCATTGGATGAGGCTAAGCTTCTTTCTGATCCTAATTATTTCATAGATTACTTTACATATACACCAAGCGATGGATCAACAGAATTCGGACCGACTCAAATAAGATATTCAAACGTAATAAGAAATAGAGCTGGCGAATATGAGACCTTCTTTAAAGGGTTTAAGTTAAACTTTAAAGATTATCTTGACCCTAACTTTTTAGGAGAAGACGGCAAACCTCAGTCCAAGTCATCTACTAGGTTTGACGGTTATCGATTCTCAACTATTCTAAAGGTTGTACAAGAAGACATACATGACAAGTCGCAAGCTCCTGTAAAATATAGAGTCATAGAACACAAAGACTATAAGTTCATAGTCGTTATCATTGAGCTTGCAATAGGAAGCATCGACCAAATAGATGACTATTGGAAGGAAGTTCAAGCGTTTGAACCTATTAGTGAAATTGACACTACTAACTTCTTAGATCCTACTTATTCTCCTATATTGAGTGGACTTCTTCCATTTGAAACAGTCGATGGTGACTATCGCATACAGTTCTCAGGAAACTCTATGTCTAACTTAACACACACCTTCCTGTATTCAACTAAAAGCAAGAAATTCAACAACATATTAAATAGCTTTTCGACTGTAAAGTTTAACAAGAATCTTTCTTTCCAAATAAACGGTCCTTCTGGAGTAGACTCTACTGCAGGCACAGTCAAAGGCTTTGCAAATCCATCAATCGCTAACTATTCAAGCGGTCTAAACGATGATGCGACTTCATTTAACGACGTAAACTTCATAACGATAAAGGACACAAACAGTGGATTTGATTTCTTTATGACTAGCGTCAATGGATTTGTTCCAGTAATTCAAAACCCAGTCACAGGCGCATTCACTGAGTTTTTAACTTACGACAACACACAAGGTCTTAGTCTAATAACTACATCTGCGTCTGCTCCATACTACTCGTTCTATAGCGTTCTTCCAGCCGGAAGCAACCTAATAGTCGAAAGGTTCTATGCGTTTAAGGTCTTGACTGGAGGAGAAAATTACTTTGAGAAGATATTCCAAAAACTTTCCTTTGCTAACTTTAAAAAGTATGTCAATACTCTAGACCCAATGGTCGAGTATTATTCATACAGTTTAACTAATAACGTATCTACCTTAGCTTCTGATCCAGGCTTCTATTTTGAAGTAATAGATCAGAATTCCATAACTAAGATGAATCAGTTGATTTATCAGCCTACTACTGAGATACCTACACAATTTTCAGGACAGTCAGTCATAGGTTACGATTATGAACAGGCAAGATTAAACGTTAAGTATGAGCTAAACAGATATAGGGGAGAATATGAGCCAGTATTTACAAACGTTTTATCATGTAACTCAGGATTCACATTCAAAAGAAATGAAATTGAGAACGTGACTTTAGCTAATATCGTGATAAATCCTAAAATCGACAACAACTTAACCATTAAAAACTTTAATCACATAAAGGTTGCTGATTCTAGAATACTTGACTTAGAGTCAGACTCAACGTACTTAGCTAAATATGCAACTATCTCAGAAGTCGCCATAAATCAGGCAGAATATTTCTTACTTAGAGGAAACTGGGATTGGGGATTCCATTACAGATATTCAAACAAGTCAGAGTTTACGCCTGTTTCTGGAGCTCTTCGAGTAGAAGAAGACGATTCGTTCATAGCTAAGCTAATAAGCTTGCCTGAAACGATTGAGCTTGAAGACTTTGAAGTTACTACCTTAGACAAGACACAAGAACTCAAGAACGTTGACTTAGACCAGATTGAGCTTGTAGTAAAAGAAGGTCAAGTAATGGTCGAAGGTTACATAAACGTTAATAACGTATTGACTAGACACCTTATTGAGGATGGAATTTCTCAAAAGTTCTCTGAGTTCTTAATAAACTCAACTTCTTACATAGGAAATTACCTCACTATTCAGCAATACGTTGAAGATTACATAAAACAAAACGTATTAAAGCTTTATGACGTGTCGACCAATGAGTTCTTTAGTAAGAACGTAAAGGACTTGATTTCAGCAGTCGGTGCGACCAATATCAACACAATAGCCTTCTATTTTTTAAACGATCAGGAACGCTTTAAACAAGGCTACGCCTTAAACCGCGCTTTACAAATAAATAACACTAGCAGATTGATTCTAAAGTTTAGTTTTAATAAGAAACCTGGATCGAGCCTAGCGATTAGCCCTAAAATAACAGTTAAATTCATTTAAGATGCCAATTAGAATAAACTTAAAAGAGATATTTCCATCCGACTCGCAGGACATAACTGTTGACAAGTTAAACTTTAACTTCAATAAGCTATTAGCTCTTGGAATCGGTGACCAAGGTGACCAAGGTACATCAGGTCCACAAGGTGCAGCAGGACCGGTCGGTCTTTCTGGTACACAAGGACTTAGAGGTAGTACTTGGTTTGTTGATGCAGGTGATCCTAACACATTAACTTTTGTAGACCTTTTAGACCAGGATCTATATTTAGATACCGTAACCTTTTCGGTTTGGCAATATGATGAGACTACGACTACATGGTCACAAGTCTTAAACTTTAGCTCAATCGTAAACTATTACATATCTCTTTCTCCATCACCTTTTAATAGAGGATTTGGAATAGGCTCTCCACAAGACGACAGATTCATTACCTTTAATCGTAGAGGAAACGATTATGTCAATTCACAGAATGATGTTACACGAGGTAGCTTTAACACGGCAGACAGCGACGTATTGTTCTTGAGCAACTTTAACGAGAGTACCATAGCAAACGCTATCGGATTCCCTAACTTTCCAGCCTCACCTGGTGATGCGTTTGACGCCTTGTTGAAAGTATACGTAAACCATACTGAAGGTGCGTCTGAAGTGACTGGTAGATACCACCTAGAAATGGGATCTCTATATCTAGATAACAGTTCTCCAGCCGAGGTTGCTTTTTCTAGTTTAAAACACAATCTTAAAGGAAAGTTTAAAAAGAACGAAGTAACTCTAACAACTAGCATACCTTCAACTAACACTTGGGTAAATATCGCACAGTTCTCACTATCCGTTCCTGAGCCTGAATCGATTACTGGAATAGATCAAAATGGAATATTTGAATTCGTTATGCCTAAGTGGAATAGCGAAGGAACTCCTATTCAAGACGAGATAAGAGTTTGGATGGGATCTGCTGAAGGTATGAGCGAATACGTCGGTCTTACTGAAAAGGAAATAGGCGACGGAATCGTAGTAGCTGATTTGACAACAGCTGCTTCCTTCGGTATAATGAAGGGATTAGGAAACAATTTTAACGTTAATTATTCAAATGACGATTTCCTTCTAATAAACACAAACGGTCTTGATGGAATCTTCATAAACAACAAGGTCGTACAGACTAATGGAACCTTTGACATAGTACATAGCGACAAAGCAAGGTTCCTGTCAAAAACCTTAAATGGAGGGTTATATGACGGCAACGTAAACAAGCATCTCTCTTCCGTATTTTCAAACGGTAAGCTAATAATAACTACTTGGGCCGGTCAAAATTCAGTATTGGTTGCAGAACCCGACGAAAGCGGAAGACTTAATGTATATCATCAGGAGTCTACTTTGACTCTCACTGAATCATCAACATTCGATTCAGAGTTCGTTGATTTGACTCCTCCTGGGGGACCCAATATATCTCCGACTTATGATAATCACGGTCATCAAAGTAATGGCGAATATCAAAGGTTTCCAACTACTAACTTGACTCACATAGATTTCGTAGGTAAGTACATGTTTGCGACTAGAGTAAGACCTCAAAATCTAATTACTGGTATTGGTTCCGGTTATAACCGAAGCACTCTACTTGTTGCTGAACTTGATTCAAATGGAAATGTCATTAGAAACGTAGGTTTTTGGGGAGATTCAGGATCAAGCGATGAGTACTATGCAAAAAAGGTTCAAGTGATCGGGAATATTGCATACGTTTTAACTAAGAAACAGGCAACTTCTGACTGGACTGAATCTGATTCTTATTTACATGCAGTAGACATAACTGATCCTACGAATCCTACAACATTAGACAAAGTAACTACTTTATCTGATGATAATTACTTAGATTTTGCAGTCTTAGGAGAAAGAGCATTTATTACAGCATATGACGATGCAGCTGATCAAATACTATTAATACGCATTGACATACATGATCCTAATAACTTAGACGCAGGCGCTAGTCCATTAACTGTTGTTACTAGCACAACTGAATTACCGACTCCTATAAAAGCAGAAGGTACTAGAGTTTACATAGGTCATAACAATAAGCTATATGTATATAGCTCAGATTATAGTAATGATTCATCAATGTCTTCTGGAAGTCTTATCTCAGGCGGATTCACAGTAGACGCGGACTTAGTGATTAGCGACATAATAGTAAATGGTAATTATGTATACGTATTAGGCGAAAATAGTTCAACTGGCTTTGGTGAACTCTATACATTAGACGTCTCTACTATAGCTACGCCAATCGTTGTTGGATTCGATTCTAGGTCTACTCTAACTGCACCAGGTAAGATGACTTTGGTTGGAAACAAGATTTATGCGACTAGTTCTCAAGGAACCGGTGGTCTTTCTACAACAGACGGAGGTCTTTCGGTATTTGAAATAGATGGAGTTGTTTCTCCAAGTGCAACAATATCTACAATAAAGTCAAATGAAATAAAAGTAAAAAATAACGTTTACATAGGCGAAAGACTAGATGTTGGCAATTCAATAAACGTAGGAAGCGGCGGTATATATGTGGACCAAGGTAGAGGATTAAGCTCAGATGGACCTGTCACATCAACCATCAATGTTGTTGATTCAGGCGAAGGCGCATTTAATATGAAGTTAAATTCTGTAGACTTGACAGATCGTTCTCTCTTAGGTTTCGATACTCAAATATATGATATAACTCAAACTTCTCCATCTACTAGTCCTACTATAAATGTTAGAAGAACTAAGATAGAAGATTCTAGTTTTGCAGATGGAGTAATAATAGATAACGTAGATCTTAGAGATAGTGGCACGTTTAGCTCCTTTACTGGATTTAACATAGCTAGACTCGGAGGAACTCATAATTTCTCAAGCTTTACTGGATTCAGAACGGTCCTAGGTTCCTCAGCAACCGATAATATATCTGGTAATTCATACGGTTCAAACATCGTCTTAAGCGATGGTGTTAACTTAACAGGTTCAGCCAACTTTTACGGCTATCGCTTCTTCTTTGGAGGAAGTAATTCTGGTTCAGGCACAGTATACGGTCTTCACATATCCGGTGCAGAAGAAAACTACATTGAAGGGACTCTTCAAATGAACGGCTCGACTAAAGTCAAAAAGGAATGGCACGGAACTCTTAAGTTCAATTATAATATCGGCGCACCCAACGCTGGAAACGGTTCAGGAATCACGTCAATCGATGAGACTTATCTACCTGCTGGATTCTCAAACGACGGTGCGATAACTGACATGAATAACTCAGCAGCTTCTCCAGGATTTGTGAGAATCACAATGCCGCCCGGGGCCATTGACTCAATTGACTTGAATAAAACTATTGTTCACGTCACACCTAGATATGATGGAACGTATGCAGATAGCACAGACTATGTGATAACACCACAAGTAAATAGCACAACTTCTTTAAACTTCTATTTCAATCGAATAATCAATGCCGCTACGACTACTGGTGACGTTGCTTTTTCGTTTACTGTAATAGAATATGAATAAAATAAAATAAATTAGAAAATGGCACTAATCATCAATGACCAAATATTCACAGATGGAGGCTCTACCTCCAATGCGTACTTAAACATTCAAAGAGTTGACATGATAAAGGATGGAGGCCTCTCAATCTTTTTAAACCTGTATGTGAATGAGGCCGCTAGACAGGCAAATGTACATGACGTCGTAAAGAGCCGTCAAGTGTATTCTAGAATAGGGTTGTCAATGGATGAAGTTTCTGCGAATCTTACTAGTGATAGCATATACACAGTAGCATACTCTAAAGTCAAAGAAAAGCTAGAAGCAAACGGTTTGACTGTTTTAGATCAGATCTAAATCCACTGGTTTAAGTTAAACGGCATAACTCTTTCAGAAATAAGTAAGCCTTGTATCTCTTCTATTAGGTTGGGATCCAATTGATATTCTTTAGAGATAGCTTTGTTAAGAAGGAGTAAATCCTTCAAGACAGTTGCAGATGCAGTTTCATCTTCCTTGTTATCCAATACTGCAAAGATCACATTGTCCTTTTCTTTAATGGTGGAAAGTTCTTCAATGTTTTGCTTACTCAATTCGTCCTTTAGGGTAGAGTTTTCAGCAACGTTTATCTTTATTGACTTTATCTTCTTAAAAGAAAAACCAAAATCCTTTTTCTTGTCTTCCTTTAACTTCCAAATGACGTATTTGTTAGTTCCTTGTACGTTTATTATTATGAATACTTCCTTTTGTTGGTGTATCTTAGGATTCACAAAAAATATCTCCATGTTTTCTAAGAAAAACATTTGAGAGTCCATGTATTCAATCAAGAGACTTAGGAAAACAAAATTAGCGTTTCTAAAGATCTCAACAGTTTCAGAATTAGTATCCTCATAGATCTTCTTTAGGTCTTCCTTGATCTTAACTATCCTTTCTTCCTTCCAGATAGGATTCATCTTAAAATCAAAAAGGTTTCCTTCTACTGCTAATGTGTTTAGGTTTAAGCTATGGAATAAGACCTCATAAAAGTAAGAAAGAGTTCCTTCTTCCAAGTCCTTTCTGTATTTTTGAGCAGCTGCTAACAGGACATAACTGAAGTATTCAGCGTCCAGGTGAGCTCCTCTAACCAACCATAAGGAATCCAGTATTTCTTTTCTTTTAGTCATCTTACATAGTTATTTATTTGTACTAAGAAAAAGGTATCAGTTTATCTGTGCTTTCTAAAATAAATAAAATAAAGCATTAAAGCGCAAATGGTGCAAACTACCGTAAAGCTTCAAATAGACCCAAACAGCAACTCCTTGACCTTTAGTAAGAACTTTAGGATATTTTCTACCAATGATCCGGTAAAGGGAATAGTTGAGTTTACTGAATTCATCGAAGATCTCATCTTCGGGTCCCCTGGCGCGATTGATTTAACTAACCTAATTAGAAAGATTCGCTACTCTAGAAATAAGCTAGATTGGTCTCTCTGGTATGAGGTCGAGCCTGGAAACATAGGCGATGCCGCTAACATGATACTTGATGCGACTGATCCATTCTTCTTTGAGGTCAAGTACGAATACGATGACGGTACGACAAATGAGATGCCTACCATAATCCAGGTAAACGAGATAAAGCTAAGGTTTAAGGCTGCTCCAGGAACGGTTAACGTTTTTGCGCCTGGTGTCAAGTGTTCTAACGAGACATACAACTCAATAATAGCTAATCGCGATCCTAGTTTTAGACCATACGAAGTAGACAGTGCAATCAACATGTTTAAGGATCTTTCGTTTTTCACGAATCAGATATATGGACATCAAGTAGTATACTTTAGGACCCTACCTGAATCGGATAGCGGCGACTATGTCTTTAAAGAGTGGACCCTATACAAGAACGTCGATCGTAAGTGTGTTAAGGTAGTCGTTCCCGAAAACAAGTTTCCTGAAAACACTCCAAAATACACTGAGTTTGGTCTAGACTTTCAGATGCCGTTTGAGGTTCACATCGACCATCGTTACTTTCAATCCATATTTGGAGCCTGTTCTGAGCCAAGAAAAAGAGACTTTCTCTACTTTCCTCTAGTGAATCGTATGTATGAGATCCAAGGTTCTTATTTGAGTCGTGGTTTCATGATGGAACCTATATTTTGGAAGGTTCAACTTAAAAAGTTCAGTCCAAACATCGATATGCTTCTTACCGATGCTTCAAGAAGCTTCTTAGACAACGTGATAGTTAATGCTGAACAGCTCTTTGGTGCAGAAGTAGAAAAGGACATAAAGGACAGCACCATGCCAGAACAATACAAGAAGATCACAACAACATTCGACTCTTCTAGAAAAGCAATCCATCCTGACGTGATACAAAGACCGCTAAAATACACATTCAATTTTGCGCCTCTAATTGAAAACTATTATGACTTAGGCGGAGTCCCTGCTACTGAGATAGTTGCTGAACTTCTTTCTGAGTCTCCAGTTCTTTCAACGACTCAATCTATTGAAACCTTACCTAACTTAGACAGCCACACTAACCCTCCTAACGAAGTCATAATAGCTTATCAAGACAGTCAGCTCTATGCTACTTGGAGAAACAATGGTCTCTTGACCAATGACAAGAACGTTAAGGCTTCTAGTTTTAGATACTGTCGTGTTAGAGGGCCGTTTGATCCTATTGAAAACCACCAAGGTACTTCTACCGAAGGCCGATATATCAGGATAGAAGCATACAGAGACCTAAGCTTTAAAGATCAAAGAGACGTATTGACGGATACTGTTGCTGGAAAGACTACTGCTACCTTTAAGGTTAGAGAACCCGCAATAGTTTACACTGCTACTCCAACATTTAATAACACTACAGATAGAAACCTGACTTTTACATGCTTGTTTAACATACCTAGTTCAGGCGGACCAATCAACTTCATAGACGGCTTCGATAGCGAAAGCCAGTCTGGAATACAGATAACTGGTAGCTTTACTCGATACGTAAGCACTGAGCCTCAAGGCGTGTTAGCAATATCAGTCAAAGTAAACTCTCAAGTGAAGAACTATTCGATCGCTAATTTCGTTAGCGCACAATGGCACGCGATGGTGATCTCGATATCCAATGAGTTTTTACAGTGTGGTGCATACGTTTATAAGATAGTCGAAGATCCTAGTGACATCATAAACCATAACGACTTCTTGCCTATATTACAAAGCACTTCTTCTTTCACCTTGACAGAGTTTGACATAGACCAAAACTATATCTTACCTAATTCTAACCTATGGATCACCAACATTAGAGTCTTTAACACAATGTTAAGAGAAGAAGAACACGACTTTATATTAAGCCAACAGTTCCTTAAAGACGAGTCGCTATTGACCCTAATCGACAACTGTAGAGTTCAAACGAACCTACCGTACATCGCCAAAAACAGATAACGATAAAGATGCAAAGAAGCAACAACGAAAACATAAGAAACAACAACACTCAAGACGTGTTCTTGCGAAATGCAACCCTTTCCTTATTGGACCTACTCAATCGAGAGATAGTGATTTACCAAAAGAGAGGAGATCAGGTAGAAGAGCATTCTGTTCCGATCTTCTATAATTTTGGAGGAGATGAAGGGTTCATGAAAGACTTCTTTCTAGAGCTTCCTACTGACTGTAACTATCCAAACTTTGCAGAGGGTAATTATGAACAGATGCCTAGGGGAGTGATAACTCTAGACTCCTTTCAAATCAAGACCGGAGACCTGACTAATAAGTTCGTTAGGGGTAGTTTCAATCAAGAGACCAGAGACGAAAACGATCAAAAGCAGATCAAGGCATATTCATCAAGGCTTTTCGTCTTACCTATGAGCTTGACCTATTCTATGAAGATTGAGAGCGATAACATCAATAAGACCTTCAAGATAATAGAAAGGATCTTTGATTTCTATTACAAGAATCAAGTGAGATACTTTCAGTTTAGAGGAACCAGAATACCGATGCAAGTAACCTTTCCTGAGACCGCACAGTTTCAAAAGAGTTACAACTTTACCTATGCAGACAATAACGTAGTCACCACCTCTTTATCCCTTGCAGTTGAGACCTATTTCCCTAGCTTTGACGATCATTCTACCTTCTATAAAGGTAACAGAATAGACCAATTTAACCTAAGGCAGGGACAGGCTCAGACTGGCTCAGCTCTTTCTGATTCTTGGGTAGACATTGACTTCCCTCCAAGCGAATAAATAAAC